ATGACCATCAGGGTCTCCCGAGACAACGGCGAGACCTTCTCCAGGAAGACCACGTACGAGATCGACAGGGACAAGCCCCCCGTCCCCCTGGTGTCGTTCGTGTGGCCTCCGTGCAAGTGCGCCCTGCACCGCACCGCCGACACCCAGGAGAGGCGCACCGCGTGAAGTGGAGGCGCCCCACGTTGAGCGACATCGCCCTCGGATTCATCTGGGCCTTCGTCGTCTCCCTGTTCGTCAGCCGACTCGCGTCCGGCTGATCCCAAAGACCCCCGTCCCTTCCGGGGCGGGTTGCTCCACAGTCCTGTTCACCCAGACAAGGGAGTGGTTCGCATGAGCCCCGTCAAGATCGTGAAGCCCAGCACCGACTTCAGCGCGCTGCTGGAGGCCGTCAAGGAGGACCCGGCGGCGGTTGCGGCCGGCATCAAGGCCCGCGTGACGGACGCGATGTCCGGCTCGGAGGTCGTGATGATGGGCGGCTGGACGAACTAGTCCTCCCCCGCCCGTAGGTCTGCACAGAGCGCCCGGAGCGAGGTCGGTCTCGCTCCGGGCGCGCACCCCGTACCTCTGGAGGAAGGACAAGGCCATGCACATGCTCAACACGGGACACCTGGCGGAGAGCCTGGCGCGATTCACCCACGCCATCACCGGGAAGCACGTCGACTCGTTCGAGGGCCTGCGCCCCGCTTACGTGGAGGCGATCAACACCCTGCGCCCCGCGGACCTCCCGGCCACGCCGGAGGGCGTCAAGATCGGGTACGAGGACAGCCCCTGGGTCACGCACTGCAAGGAGCGGGAGATCTTCCCGCACATCGTCGGCCCCGCCTCCCCCTCGGACGGGCCCACCCGCGAGGAGTGGGACCGGCAGATCATCGCGGCTCTGGACCTGATCGAGGAGATCGACCCCGGCCTTCGTCAGATGGTCGACCTGTTCGTCACGGACATCGTCCCCCTCAACTCCGGCGCGGACGGCGGTGGCTCCGCCAACACGATGCCCGGCGTCGTGCTGATGAGCCCCGGCTCGACGTGGGTCACCCTCGACTACGCCATGTGCATCGTCCACGAGGGCCTGCACTCCGGGATCTTCGTCCTTGACTCGGTACACCCGCTCTTCCACCTGCCGCCGAGCGAGCTGGAGAAGGACGAGCACCGGGCCCTGTCGGCGGTGAAGATCGGGGAGAAGCGCCCCCTGCACGCCGCCTTCCACGCGGCGGCCGTCGCCGTGCCGCTGATGTACATGGAGCACAGCCAGGGCGAGCACGTCCTCGTCGACCAGTACACGGAATCGCTCCGCGACGCCTGCGCCGACATGCAGACCAAGCGGGACCGGTTCACCGAGTACGGTCAGCTCCTCCTCGACGAGATGACGCGGTGGGCCACGGCCGACCCGATCGACTTCGACGAGATCGGCCACGGCATCACCAGCCCGGAGTTCTCCGGGTACCGCCCGCAGGTGCCGGCCTGACCTACTCGAAGACGATCCCGGCCTCCCGTGCCAGGCTCAGGGCCAGTTCCATCGACCCGGGGCCTGCCACGGTGGTGCCCTTCAGGAAGCCAGCCCCACCCACGTCGAGCAGCGTGCAATTCTCAAATCGCGCGGAGCCGACTTTCACGTTTCCGAACTGCGCACCGGACAAGTCACAATTCACGAACTTGACGTTGTGGAATTCGGTGAACTGAAAGTCGATTCCAGCCAGCCGACAGTCCTCGAATTCCGTCGCATAGATCTTCATGTGGCGGAACACGCCGGGGGTCGCCACACATCCGGAGAACGTCACGTCCCGGAACGTGCCCGACTTCCACGAGGACCCGGTGAGCCTGCTGCCGGTCACGGTGGAGCGGAGCAGGGACACGTCCGCGGCGGTGAGTTGGGAGAAGTCGCAGGTCTCCAACTTGCTGTCGCTGAACTGGCTTTGACGCAAGCTGGAGCCGGTGAAGCGGACGTTGGCGAAGGCGCATCCCTGCGCCTCGACGGCTTCGACCTCCAGGCCCACGAAGGTGTCGCCGTCGAACTTGAGACCCTTCAGGATCGCGTCGTCCTCCAGCTCGATCCCGTCCGCCGGCCTCAGCACCGAGGCAATTCGAGGAGCCTCCGGCGCTTTAACCCTTCCACCTTGGCGGGCGATCTTGGGCATGGGAGATCTCCATTCTTCGAGGGGGCTCGGTGCCCCCGAGTCTAGCCATAAAACACCCGCGAGTTTCGACCACTCACCACACGTAAGGACGAATGAGTTCATGGCCGTGTATTACGTGAGAGCAGCCAGCGGCACATCCGAGGACAAGGGCATCCAACGCCCGCCGGCCCCGGCCAACACCCAGCCGGAGCACTGCGCCCCGCACGACATGCAGGTGGGCGACTACGTCTTCGTGGGCGGCCAGAACCGCCGGGTGAACGACATGCGGGGCAGGGGAGGCGCCAGTGCCCGCGTGCTGATCCTGGAGGGCTACGGGCCCTGGACCATGAAGACGGCCGCCCTGATCTACCGACCGATCACCCGCGGCTCCGTCCGCCGCATCGCGTAGGGACAGCTCGATGGCACTGCTTTCCGCGAAGCCTCGCTTCGAACAGTCCGGGCTTACGGTCCCGTTCGTCACTGCCTGGGAGTACGAGAAGCAGCTCTTCCCGAAGCTGGGCATCCGGGTCACGCACGAGGGCGGTCCTCACCTGACCTTCGCTGACGAGAACCCGATGGATCGTGACCAGCACGGGGTGCTCTGGGTCCGCCAGGGCCTGGCACGCGGGAAGGGCAAGGCTCTCTTCCCCAAGGTGCACGCGTACCGTCAGCGTCGCGCGATGTTCGACCTGCTGTGCCAGGTCTGCGGTGGGAACACCATCGAGGAAGGCTTCGACCGCCAGCTCTACGTCATGAACAGCGCGAAGGGAACACCCATCAAGGAGGGCGAGCTGACCACGGCAGCACCAGTCTGTCAGGGCTGCGCCCCCGAGGCGGCGATGAGCTGCCCGAGGCTCAAGGACCGGTACGTGGCCGCGTACGCGGACTACAACCACCCCTGGGGAGTGGCAGGCATCCTCATCAGTCCGCACACCCTGGAGCCCGTCTCGCTGGACCCCGTCCAGGTCTCCTTCGGTGACCCGCAGATCAAGTGGATGATCGCCAACATGTCCGTGAACCGGCTCTCGGGCATCCGATACGCCGACCTCAAGACCTTCGCCCTGGCAGGCTGAAGTGCCCCAACGCAAAAAGGGACGCCCCCGGCGCAGGCCGGGGGCGTCTTTTGCTGTATCCCATATCAACTGACGAGGCGTCAGATAGTTAGCGAAGGACCAGGGATTCGATCCCTCCGCCCTCGTTCAGCCACACCGCCCGATGGATGCCGGCGGCCTCGATCAGGGTCCAGCAGGCCGGGCAAGGGCGCCGGGTCGAGTAGAGCGTGGCGCCGGGTAGCTCCCGAGGCGGACACCTCCGGATCGCGTTCCTCTCCGCGTGGTCAGCGATGCAGTTGCTGTAGTCGCTGTCGGGAGCGCACTCCGCGGCGGTCAGCCGCCCTCGCGGGCAGGCCCCTGCCGTCGCACAGCCGGGCACGCCCGCAGGCGCCCCGTTGTATCCCGACTTGATCAGCTCGTTCTTCGCGTCCACGAGGAGAGCGCCAACCCGGGAGCGGGTGCAGTCTGCGCGCGTAGAAGCCCACTTCGCTCCAGCGATGAAGTACTCATCCCAAGCAGGGCGAGGAGAACTCAACGCGCACCTCCCGGGAGTCCAGCTCTCGTTCGATCTGGCGATCCAGCTCGCAGGCCAGCCGGTAGTTGAGGTGGTACTCCTCGACGCCTTGGAACATCGCGGACAGCTCCTCCAGCTCCTCGAAGGTGAACTCGAACCAGCGCCGGGCGTCGTCCTCGTTGGGGTCCCATGGGGTCGTGGGCAAGATCATTTCCTCTCGTTCAGCGCCGCTCAAGCGGCCAGCTCGTAGTTCTCGGGGTGGCGCCGCTGGTCGTCGATCAGCGCCTGTTCGGGGTTCTCGCGGTAGTACGGGTCGTGCTCGGTGAGGGTGTCCACGCCGCTCATGTACAGCGACCCCCAGGACTTCCCGCCCCGGTCGGGGTCGGTCGGGATCTCCAGGCCGGCCACCGTCTCCCGCATCAGCTCGTCGGTCATCCGCGCGGCCGTGTCCGCGTGCTCGATCGGCACCGAGAACAAGATCTCGTCGTGGATCGGGAGCAGCGCATGACGGGTGAGCCCTGCGTGGTGGAGCCGAACCAGGGCACGGCAGGTGATGTCCCGCGAACCGCTCTGGACGAAGTAGTTCGTGCCCCGGAAGGCGAACCGCTTCTCGACGTACAGGCGCCGGCCGGACGGCGTGGTGACGTAGCCGTTGCGCCGGGCCTCCTTGGTCTTCTCCTCCATGAACCGGGCCACGCCCGGGTAGGTCTCCATGAAGATGTTCATGATCCGCTCGGCCTCCGCGACGGAGATGCCGGCCTGCTGCGAGAGAGCACCAGGACCGCCACCGAAGACGATCAAGAAGTTCGTCATCTTGCCGAGCTTGCGCGAGACGCCCGCGGCCGTCGCCGTGATCTGGTGCAGATCCTCGCCGTTACGGAAGGCCAGCAACATGCGCTCGTCGCGCGAGTACGCCGCCAAGAACCGCAGCTCCATGTTGGAGTAGTCGGTCGAGAGCATGATCTCGCCGTCGTTGGCGACGAAGCACGCCCGGATCTCGTAGTCCCCGGAGGGAAGCGTCTGGGCCGGGATTCCCTGGATGCTCTGGCGAGCCGTCCTGGCCTGGATGCTGTTGATCGACGGGTGGATACGTCCCGAGGGGTCCATCGACTCCAGGAACGACTTGATCCACGTGTTCCGCTTCTTGCGCGCCGACTTGGCCTGGTGGATGGCCTCGGCCAGCTCATCACCCTTGGTGCGCAGCTCGTTGAGGAAGCTCTTGTCGACCCTCCGGTTCCCGGTGGGCGTTGTGTCAAAGCTCGTGATGCCGCGCGCCTCGAAGGCGTCGGCGCACTGCTCCGTGCTCCACGGGTTCTCGCAGCCCATCTCCTGTGCCCGCTTGGTCCAGCGGCTCTCCTCCAGTGCGAGGCGGGCCTCCAGGCGCCGGGTGTAGTCCTCGTCGAGTCGGATGCCGGGGCGGCTCATGTACGAGCAGATCTCCGCCACCTTGTGCTCGAACTCGATGAGGTTCATCGGCTCGATGCCGGGGCCTATCTCCGTCTTCCGGTACACCGTGCGCGGAAGCAGCGGGATGAGCTTGCGGCCGAGCCGGAAGGCGAGCACGGGATCGAGGCCGCTATACGTGAGGTAGCCGCCATGATTCCAGGCGACCTCCTTCCACACCTTGGCCTTCGTGGTCTTCAGGCTCCGGGCGATCTCCGCCATCGAGCCCTTCACCTTCGCGGCCACGCCGTCGTCGATGTAGTGCTTGGTCAGCGAGGCCAGGCTGTGACCGATCCCGCCGTCCGCTTCTCCGCGGCTGTCGACGAGGTGGGCGAGGATCTTCGTATCGAGCACCTTCGGCCAGATCTCCTCCATGGTCAGATCGGTCGTCGCGTCGAAGACCAGCAGGTCGTACGTACCGTTCTGGAAGATCAACTTGTCCACGAACCGTACGGCGCCGACAGCGGCGCCCAGCAGCTCGTCACTCAGCTCAACGGGCACCACGTAACTGGTGTCCTCGTTGCCGAACTGGACCAGGCGGAGACGGAAGTCGGACGACCACCAGTCCAGGCCGGTCGTCTCGGTGTCGCATCCGAGGGCGCGGCGGTTCTGCCGCACCCAGTGCACGAATTCCGGGATGTCCCCAGAGTCCTCAAGCACGTTGATGACTACCGGTGCGCCTGCAACCTTCACGCACATGCGGATCATCTGGGGGTTCCCTTCCAAGGAGAAGGGGCCCGCCGAAGCGGGCCCCTATTGTGTGGATGTCAAGTGCTAGCGCTTCGAAAAGCGCCCCCTGGCGTCACGGGCCGGGAGCGTGAGCTTGAGCTGACGGAACTCGGCTTCGAGGGCCTGGAAGTCGTCCTCCAGCTCCAGGTGCCGGCGCCGGAGGCGGCCGTACGCCTCGGCGCGGAAGTCCAGCTCCTTGTTCTGGTCTGCGACCAGCCTGTCCAGGCGGCGCACCTCGCGTCGGGAGGCGTCGAGCGTCGACCTCAGAACGAACACGGTCAGGACTCCTCGGTGTTGATCGGGTAGGCGTGCACGGCCCGGGTGTGGGCGTGGTTGATCCGGTGATGGCCGTCGCCTTCGTAGATCAGGATGAAGTCCCGCTCGTAGACGACTTCGCCCTGGAACTCGTCGACCGAGCTGTCCGGGTACTCGACGAAGATGAGCTGATCCATCAGGCGTCACCGCCTCGGTTGACCAGGCGGTCAACGAAGCTGAAGGCGATCTCCTCGGACACGGCCTCGCTGAAGCCCTTCGAGACGGCGTGCTTCTTGAGCTCCGCGGCCTTCGTGATGACCGAGGCCACCATCTCGCCGTACTGGTTCATCTGCGCGTCGATGACGTTGAACCCGGCGGCCTCCAGGTACTTCGCGAACTCGTCCGGGTCTGGCATTCCGTTGTCAGTCATTGCGCTTGAACTCCTTGAAGATGCGGTGGGTCTTGATCGCTTCACCGAGCTGGGCGTGCAGCTTGACCGCTGCGTCGAAGGTCAGGTGCAGCACTTCGGTGCTGCTGTTGCCGCCCTCGCGGTGGGTTCCGGTGACGACGACGGTGGCGTTGTCGTTCCCGTCGAGCCGGGGGCCGGCGCCTGCGTCCTGGCGGACCACGGACCGGTCGGTCTTGATCTCTGCCAGACGGGCGGCGATCCACCCCGGGATGACGTTGTTCAAGCTCACTTCTCGTCGTCCTTCCGCATGGCCTTGCCGATGCCGGCCACCACGAAGAGGAACAGGATGGCGAGGTTGGCGCCGAAGGCGATGTTCATCGCGGTGTCCATCAGTTCGCCTCCTGGAAGAAGCGGACGAGGCGTTCCACGGTCTGTTCGCCCTTGATGGTGCGGATGCCGTTGGAGATCGTGGGCGCCACTGTGACGCCCTCGGAGGCGAGGTCTTCCGGGGCCCGGGTCTGGGCGTTGATGAAGAGGATGTCGTGGTGGGTCAGCTCCGCGGCCTCGATGGCGCGCGGCTTGGTCGCCTCGCACGGGGTGCAGTTGGGCAGGTAGTAGAACTTGATCACTTGCTCTCCTTGGGGAGTACGAACGAACTGGTGCGGTCGAAGGTCTCCCCGACCATGAAGACGGCCACGTCGAGGTCCGGGCCGTAGCGGGTGAACAGGCCGCGCAGCACGTTGCGCACCTGGTTGTGGTCCTTGGCGAATCGGAACTCGGAGCCGTGGTCCCAGCCCCAGCGGGCGGAGTAGACGATGAACTGCGGGATCTCCGGCATCAGCGCAGCACCTCCTTGAGCACGTCGATCTGCGCCTGGAGGACAGCACGCTCGGCGTAGGACTTGGTGGCGTCGTACTGCCGCTCCAGGGCCTGACGCTTGAGGCCGACCTTCTTGCGGGTGCCGTCGTCCGTGGTCTCGATGGTGACGTTCTTGACCTTGAGGCCGCGGAGGTCCAGGTCCAGGTGCTCGTTCATGCGGTCGAAGCCGTAGTCCATGGTCATGTGGGCGCCGTTCTTGTTCAGGAAGTCGGTGAAGGTGGCCATCAGTTCTCCTGGTGGGTGGTGTGTCGCGGTGTGGGGGTCACGGGCTGACGCGGCCGTGCTTGTCGAAGGCGGCGAACGCCTCGGGGGCGACGGCCTTGGCCTGCTCCTCGACCTTCATGGCGGCCTGCTCGATCTCGTGCAGGGGGAAGGTCGGGACGGTCGAGTTGGGGTGGTTCCAGCGCAGGGACAGGAAGTTCATCAGCGCCCGGCCGTTCACGGTCCAGTAGAAGGACGTGTACAGGCTCGCGGGCAACACGTTGCGGGCGGTCTCCCGGGCGACACCTTCGCCAAGCATGTGCTGGTAGAAGTTCCACGCGGCCATGGCCATGTTCTTGTGGCACATGGCGGTGGTGTCGGTCTGCTGCTGGGTGCCGGCCTCGAAGGTGTAGGCACCGGGGGTGCCGATCTGCTTGAGCGGACGCTCGGGGCCGGGGACGTAGAAGACGGGGTCCATGACCTTGTACCGGCCGCTGACCTCGTTGAACGAGCCGATGCGGTGGCGGAACCACTCACGGGCCACGAAGATCGGGACGCTGATCTTGAACTGGAACACCATGGCCTCGAAGGGGCTGCCGTGGCGGTCTCGCACCAGGAAGTTGATCAGCCCCTTGTCGCGCTGGGGGTCTCCGGCCTCGGTGCCGGAGGAAACGCGGGCGGCGCGCACCACGGAGTGGTCACCGCCCATCGCGTCGATCAGCTCGACGCTCATGTCAGATCGGAATTCGATCTCAGTCATCTGTGCCTTCCACAAGGAAGGGGGCCCGGTGTCGGCCGGGCCCCCAGTTACTCAACAGGTCGTGCGTACCGGTTACTTGGCCTTGAAGGAGCCGTCCTTCTGGCGCCACAGCGGGGCGCACTGCTGGTCCTTCGGGACGCCCTGCGGGGCGCCGCAGAACTGGGCGGCCCAGCTCCCGCCGTCCTTGAAGTTCCGCTTGCCGTGCTCGCACTCGTAGTCGCCCCCCTGGGCCTGGTGCTGGACCTTGCCACCCTGGAAGCTCGGCTTGCCCTTCGGCTTCTCCGGGGCGATGTGCTGGGAGCGGACGTACGAGGCGGCCTTCGCGGTGAGGTCGATGAGGCCGACCTCCTGCATGGCGTGGATCAGGTCACGGCCGCGCTCGGCGGTCTCCTGGGCGGTCTGGCCGTAGACGGCCGGGGTCAGCCACTCGCCGCTCATCTGGTCGGCGGCCTTCAGCGTGAAGCCGATCTTGAAGGGGTTCGGGGCGGCGGCGACGGCGGCCGGCATCGAGGTGTTCACGGGGCTGGCCGGCGCCTGCTCGGTGGCGGCCTGGTTGTTGTTGGCGAAGGGGTCGAAGGTCATGCAGCGTGCTCCAAATCGTTGTTGCTGGTGGTGAATTGGTCGATGAACTCCGCTCCGGTCATCTCCTCCCAGTCGCTACCGCCACGCTTGATCATGACCATCACGATGGGATCGGGTTCGGCGTTCATCAGCATCTTTCCTGTGTGGATGTAAAGTCAGAGGGGAAAGAAAAGGAGGGGCGGAATCGTCCTCGCTCCCTCACCTTTAAGGTCCCACACCGACTGTGTGGATGTCAAGTCGAGCGCCGTGAAGCATGTCACTTGATGGGGCAGGCCCCCTGGGCGCATTCGAGGTCCACGGCGTCGCCGGACTCCTTGGCCGCGGCCTGGTCGAACTCCTCCTTGGTGATGCGCTCGTACGGAGCCTGGGCGTAGCTTCCTTCGGGCAGCACGGTGGTCCCCTTGATCTCGGGCATGTACTTGAGCAGCGCCGCACGAAGGTCGTCGCGGCTCACCTTGTTCGGGTCGAAGTTCACGGTGAAGCTGATCGCGGAGTCCACGAACGCCTTCTGGTAGAACGCCTGGACAGCCAGCATCTCTTCGACCGAGAGGTCGTCCGCGCACTCGACGATGCACTCCGCCCACTCCCCCGCCTTGCCGAAGATCCGGCTGACCTCCTGAACGAGGGTGTCTTCGGTGGGGATGGTGACGACCTTCGTGTACGGGGCGTACACACAGTCCTCCACGTGATAGCCCTGCTCCTCGTACCTGCGAAGCTGTTCCACCTGCTTCGGGTCGATCGCGGAGAACCGGATGCGACGGTTGAACCACTTCGCATAGATCGGGTGCAGGCCCTCGGAGACACCGCTGAGCTTCGACACCGAGCCCGTGGGCGCGATGGTCGTGAGCTTCACCGGCACCGGGATGCGCAGCTCCCGGGCGTACCGCTGGGCGGCCTTCTCCACGTACTCGTAGAGCTCGCACAGCATCGGACCCATCCAACTACCGGGGATCTCGCTGAACTTCAGCCCGTTGAGGTTGGCGAACCACTGGACACCGAGATGCCCGAGCCCGATGCGTCGGTCTCGCTCCATGACCTCCTTCTGCTTCGGGTAGGTGATGTCGCCGTACGTCGCCCGGATCAGGTAGCGCGCCATCAGGCGGTGCGCCTCGAACAGCCGGCCTTCGTCTTCGGGCTTCGAGAACGCGGCAAGGTTGACGTGGCCGAGCGTGCAGGAACCCATCTCCGGGAGCGGCTGCTCACCACACGGATTGGTCGCCACGGTGAGGTTCGGCTCGTCTCGGTTGGACAGCTCCTCGTTCCAGAAGCCGGGCTCACCGTTGACGTACATCGCGTCCACGACCGCGTCGAAGACCGTGCGGGCGTCGGAGTCGGGTTCGTAGTCCGCCTCCAGGTCCGCGATGAAGGCCGAGTCCGTGATCACCGAGAGGTTCGTCGTCCACATCCCGCCGTTCTTCTTGACGTTGATGAACTGGTGGATCTCGGGATCGGTCCAGTGCATCATGCTCATCCGCGCGCTGCGGCGGTTGCCTCCGGACACCACGCACTCGGCAATCAGGTGGTCGATCTCCATGGCTTCCAGGCCCGATACGGGGCGCTTGAAGACGGCGGCCACGTTCATGACCCGGGCCACCTCGACGAGGAGCTTGGAGAGCGGCACGGGGCCACTGGCGGTGCCGCCGAAGGTGCGCAGCGGGGCGCCGGCATGGCGTACCCCGGAGAGGTCGTATACCCGCTTGCGGTTCTTCACGTCCTGGCGGAGGAAGGTCTCGATGAGGTCGACCAGGGCCTCGGCCCAGCCCTCGCGGGAGTCGGCCACGCGGTAGGCGCCCGGCCACTCGTGGCTGTACTCCTCGGAGAGGTAGCCGGCCTCCTTCATGGCGGCGTGGTCCTGGTGCTCCTCGGCGCACACGAGGTGGATCTCCAGCTCGTTCTCCACGGCCTCCGCGGGCTGTGCGTCCCGGCCGTACCGGGCACCGACACCACCGCCTTCCATGAGCCGCATGAACGTGAACTCGGCGTGGTCCGCGAGGCCGCGCTCCCAGGGCGCGACGTGGCAGTTGTAGAGGAACTGGCGGCCTGGAACTCCGGAGGCCCACAGGTGCCGGCCAGCCGGGACGATCTCCAGCTCGGTGAGCATCTTCGTCAGGGCCTCGACCTCACCGGGCTCGATGAAGCGCTCGTCCACCAGCTCCGTGTTGCCACGGACGACCCGCTCTACGGTCTGGCCCCAGTCCTCCAGAGAGCCGTCCGGCAGGGGTCGGGCGTAGGTGCGCTTGTACACGTCGTGGCCGGTCTGGGTCATCTTCATGCGGCGTTCTCTTCCTTCTGGGTGTCTTGCTGGTACTCGTAGTCGTCGGGGTCTTTGAGGTCGCCCCAGGGGGTGATCCAGTCGTCAGCCGTCATAGCTGTTCCCGGTGATCGCTCGGGCGGAGGCGTTGGTGATCGCTCGGCGCGAGCCGGGGCCGTCGTGGTCGGCCTTGTTCAGCGCTGCACTGCCGTTCATCCGGATGGTCAGGGCCTCAACCGCCCGGGTCAGGTCCCGACGCTCGACGTTGTTGAGGGTGTCGCCGTCCACGTACCGGCGCACAATGACCTCGCGCTGTCCTCGGGTGAGCTGCGTGAAGCCGCGCTCCAGGTCGATCTTGTCGTCCACGTTGACCCGGGTGACGAAGTCCTTCTTCGACTTCCGGCCGGTGGTGAGGCTGTTGAGCTGCGCCTCGAACATGTTGCCCTCGTCGGCCTTGATGAGCAGGCCGGAGGCGAGGAGCTTCCGGACGTGGTCGGTTGTGTAGGCGAAGTTCCCGTGGAACTGCCGGTGCCGGTTCACCTCAGCTGAGGCCACCTGGTTGGCCATGATGAGCAGGGCCTTGAAGATGGTCCGGTCCCCGCCCACGTCCCCGGAATCGAGGAGCTTACGGGCGGCGTTCTCGCACTCGATGAAGCGCTCCATCACGCCCTGCGTCAGGTCGTCGGCCTCGACCGAGCCGGGGAACTTCTTGGCGACGATCCCACCGGCCTTCGTGGCGGCGAGGTACAGCTTGTCCCACTCTTCGGCGGTGATCTCAACGTGCGTCATGATTCGGGTCTTTCTCGTGTGGATGTAAAGTCTCGGAGCTGCGAAGAGGGTCAGGCGGCCTTCACGAAGTGGCCCTTGTCGTTGCGGAGGAGGGCGCCGTATCGCTGCCCCTCGACGACGAAGCTGCCGTCGTCCTCGACCGGGATGGCGTGCGGCGTGGCGTTGTACTGGCCTGCGTAGAGGAGTCCGAAACCGCGCTGCCAGTTCGCAGGACCGCCCTGGAGGTAACCGGCCTTCCTCGCGTCCATCAGGTGTCCGACCTCCATGCCGTACGTAACCTTGAACCGACCCGCGTAGCCAGTGGAGTTGGGGCAGATGGCGAGCTTGTGCGTGTGTCCCATCACCAGCGACTTACCTGCCTTGAGCGCCTTGCTCGCGGCCGTACGGCCGGGGATCTGCGACATGCCCTTGCTCTCGTGTCCGTGAACCGCGACCCAGCCGGGCGCGATCGGGTAGTACGCGGGCAGCAGCTCGACCCCGTACGCCTCGAAGTCGAGGAGCTGGTCCAGGTCGAAGTACTTGGCGTCAGCGAGTGCCGGCGCGTTCTTCGCGAGGTAGGTCCGCGGCCGTAGGTCGTGGTTCCCTTCGAGCACACCGAGGGGTCCGTCGTAGACCTCGCGCAGCGGCTCCAGGAACTTCTTCTTGGCGTACTCGGCGTCACGCAGGACGTTGGTCTGGAACTCGGACTTGGTCCCGCTGTTCCAGCGGCTCGGCTCGGGGAAGTCCATGAGGTCCCCGATCTGCACCACCGCGTCCGGGCCGTACTCCCCGATGAACCTGATGACGTTCCGCAGCGCCCGTGTGTCCTCGTAGGGCATCTGCGTGTCGGATATGACGACGATTCGCTTCACTTGCTCTCCTTGCTCTCGGCCTTCTCGATGGCCCACTTGAGGTACTGGGCTGCCTTCTTCAGGTCTTGGACCTCCGAGCCCTTGTACGGGGCCCTGAGCACGTACTTCAGGACGTTGCCGGTCAGGAAGTCGTGGTGACGGGTCAGCTCGATGGCCTCGATCCCGCTCGGGTGGCTGGTGTAGTGGGCCGGGTGGCTCACCGCGTCACCGTCTCGTGTGGATGTAAAGTCCTGGGCCGCTTTAAGGGCGGCCTCCCACACCGGGGCCCACTCCTCGCGCTTCTTGGCGAAGCGCTCCTCCTGGTCACGGAAGGCGAGCTTCATGATCTCCTGCGACCGCGTCAGCGGCTTGCCGTTGTCGTCCTTCATGCCCTGCCCACCTTGTTGAGTACGGCCTCGCGGCCGTGGTTCTTGTACGTCTTGTTCACGTCCATGCCGGCGCCCATCGGGACCACCAGGCCGGACGGCAGCCGGTTCGCCACGGTCTCCGCGAACTCCATCCCGGCGTCGTCTCCGTCCGCCAGGACCCACACCCGCTTGTAGCCGACGAAGAGCTTGTCGAAGTGCGACTTCCAGCCCTTGACGCCCTGGATACCAACCGCGGGGAGCCCGCACATCTTCGCCGTCCACGTGTCCGGCTCACCCTCACAGACCGCGATCTCCTCGGCCTCCTGCTGGATGGCGAGGCTGTTGTACACGCGGTGCGTGTCCCCGGCCATCGACTGCATCTTGCCGTGCCCGGTGTGCACCTCCTCTTCACGGAAGGTGCCGTCCGCGTTCTTCACGCACTCCGGCCGGACGCACCGGAAGCGGATCGACATCACGCTCCAGTTCCCGAGGGCGCCCCGGCGGAGGTACGGCACGGCCACCGTCCCCCGGTACTGCTCGAAGCCGCTAGGCGCCGAATCGCCTACGTACCCGAGACTGAAGTGGTCGACCGTCTCCTGGTTCAGGCAGCGATGCCCCACCAAATACTCTTCGGCCGGCGACCCCTCGAACTGGTCGCGGAAGGTCTTGGCCGCTCCCCAGAGCAGCTTCTTCCGCTCGTCGCTTAGCCTCACTGAACGTACATCCTTCTTCCTTCATGATGATCGAGTAGGCCGTCCCCTTGAAGTCGCACGCCTGGCAGGCTGCACAGCCTTGGTCGTAGTTGACACTCGCGGATGGGGTGGCCTCGTCGTGCGCGGGGCACAGGCACTTCACCCAGCCGGGCCGGTAGTCGGGGGCATCCCAGTGCGGGTAGTAGATGCGGAGCACTTCCCGGATAGGGCCGGGCTCGACGTCATCGTGCCGGGCGCTGAAGCGGGCCACGCAAACTACCAAAGTAACTAACCTTCACCGGGAACCTCCGGTGTGACTGGCTCATCAGACTCCATGTCGGGTCCAGGGCACCGGCCGCGATGCGGTCGATTCGCTGACTCTTGCCCGTGCGGGCCGGTCCCTGCGCCTCGTCGTTCATGTCGCTCCTAGCGTGTGGATGTCAAGCGCCGGTCAGTACGAGATGCCGGAGAACGGGCTCCGCGGCTCGTTGTCGTCGTACGTGAAGTGGCGAGTGAAGGAGACTTTCACCGGGGCTTCGGTCATCACCTTCACCAGGGTCTTGATGACCTTCGCGATCTCGTCGGCCTTCTCGTCGGAGAGGGCGGAGGGGACGCCAACCATGAAGCTCGCTCGCGGTGTTGCCTTCATCATCATCTTGCCTTTCAAGCTGTGTGGATGTCAAGTCAGAGGCAGAGAATCTTACGGATGCCATCGAGGCCCCTCGGGGTCACGAACACGTCCGTGTCGAAGTACTCCTTGCCCGTGGACGGGTCGGTGTAGTGGTTCTTGGTCTTCAGGTCGAACCACCCAAGGTTCTCGTACCGCTGGAACGGGAGGTTGTGCTTACGTCGAGGCCGGAGCTTCGCTCCGGTCCGCGGGCAGTACCGAGTACCGTCCATGAGGACCGCGGAGAGACGAAGCCGTTCAAGCAGCTTCTTCTTACCCAGGTCCACGGCTCGGGCTACCTCGTCCCACGAGTACGACCCCGCGGAATCGATGAAACGATCAGCGATCTCGACCTTCGGGGCCTGATTCTCGATGACCAGCTCGGCGTGCTCACGCTTCGCCTTCTCGACCTCATACGCCTGTATGGACGCCTGCATGATCTCGATGACCTTGGCCGGGTCGGTCAGGTCAATGCCGGGGGCGGCGTACCCGCCCGTCTTACGGATGGTCGGCAGAACCTCGTGCGTCACCCAGCGCTTGAACTGCCTGGCCTCCGGCTTCCGGCTTCGAAGGATCAGGCTGTAGAGGCCGGGCTCGTTCACGACCAGCGGGGCACGACCCCCGCGCCCAACCTCATTACTGATGAGGTTGGGGTTGACGTGCGACTTCTCATCCTCATCCAGGTAGGTCAGCGCCTGTGACGGATTACCGATCTCCAGCACAGCACAGACGTCCTTGGCGACGAACCAGGGACCGCCATCCTTGATCACGGTGCGCACCTCGGCGCCGTTGTAGTTGAACTTCTCGATCATGCTTCAAATCTTTCGTGTGGATGTCAAGTTGACTGGCGAAAAAAGCGCTGCCCGATAAGCCGGACAGCAGGCGGGTCTTCCAGGTACTCGGCCGCGTTGCGGGCGATCTCCGGGTTGTCGCGGAGCCCCTTCGCGAGGAGCTGCCGGTTACACCTGGCGCAGCACAGTCCGCGGACGACCCCGGTCTTGTGGCAGTGGTCCACGTCAAGGCGCTTGGAGCGCGACTGCCGGCAGATAGCGCAGACGCCGCCCTGGAGCCGAAACAGCTCGTCGTACTCCCCTGGCTTCAACCCATACGTGGCCTGCACCCGGGATGCGTGGGAAGCCCTGGAGCGCGCCTTGCGCTGACACGTAGTGCAAACCCTCCCCCGGGCGCCCGTGTAGAACTTCAAAGCTCGACAGAGCTGGCACTTGTCGCACCTCTTGAATCCCTTCTTGCAGTCGGCCATACCTCTCCGGTCAGTACGTGATGGTCGAGAACTTGTCGTCGGTGATCTGCATGGTGTTGCCGTCGAACCCGAGGCTGACGAAGGTCTGCCCACTGGCGTCCGACTTCCCGGCCCGGTTCTTCACGGTGCTCACCGCGAGTACGTCTTCCTCCGGCTTGTGCAGGGTGAGCACGAGCGCGGGAACGCGAGTGATCTGGCCCTTCACTCCGGACATGGGGATGGGGCTCTGGCCGTCGTTGTGCGGTCCCGTGGTGTGGTGGAGGCCGGCCACATGGGCGCCGGTCTGCCTCGCCATGTCGTTGGCCCAGTCCATCAGGCTCTCCAGCCCTCCGAACGGGTCCTCGTCGTTGGCCTGCGTCCCGCCCCGGATGTTGGTGATGTTGTCCAGCACCACCATGTGGGCGTCCTCGCCATACAGCTCGTACCAGGCCGACACCGTGTCCTCGATGTCGTCGATGGTGGGTGAGGCCGCGTAGTCGAAGCGGATGGGGTGCTCGTCCAGCAGCTCGGCATAGATTCCGATGTCGTTCCGGCGTACGGCCGACATGGAGTCGGTCATCTCGGTGCCGGTCAGGATCGAGATCGCTCGGGAGAGCTGGATGTCTGCCGACGAGTCGGCGGAGAAGTAGATCGTGGGGATCGGGCTCTCGGCCCGCAGGATGCGGCTCAGGGTGTACGCGCTCTTGCCCGTGCCGCCACCGGCCACGGTGAGCGAGAGCTGACCGCGGATGTACCGGGTGCCGGCCTTCTCCATGCTCTTGTAGGCCGCGGGGAGCGGTTCCCCGGAGTCACCCTTGGCCCGGATGGATTGACTCAGTGTGTACATTCAGTTCCTCGGTGGTGATCGACAAGGTTGTCAGAGGGCATCGTTCTTCACGGTCCGGAAGACGCCGGCGCGGGAGTCGGAGATGAACCCGAGAGCAGCCGACGCCATGCCCGCACGGGTCGCGGCCATCTCCTGACGCATCTGCTTGCCCATGCGGTGGAAGGTCTCGGTGCGGATCTCAAGCACCTGCTTCATCTCCTCGATGTACGACCGGAAGAGGTTGAGTTCGGCCCGGAGCTGGGCTCGCTCCTGCTCGGCCTGGTCCAGCCGATCGACGATCGTGCGCAGGGCCGCGGTGGCTCGCTGCTCGCCTTCGCCGTGCTTCTCGATGACCATCTCTTCGATGTCGAGAATCTGGCGCTCGACCGTCACCATGAAGCGGGCGTGCTCCATGTCCATCGCGAGGTGAGTGACGGTGGCGTCAGGGTTGGGGCAGCACTCAGCGGCAATCTCGGCCGCCGAAGCGGTGTCGCATTCCTCGACAACGTCGGCGGTGATCTTGTGCGCGAAGTTCTGGATCATGTGGGGTTGCTCCTGGCAGGGTTTCTCGTCCGGCCCCATCTGAGGCGCAAGGTTTTCGGCGAGTGCGGGTGGCTTACGAAGCTCTTACATGGTCTAGACCGGTAATTTACACAAAGGGTTGATTCCCGATCCCAGACCTTTGGTCCTGCTGACGAGGGACTAAGGTCCCTAGGCTGCGTATTCGCAGCTCCTCTGCACGGGGCATCGCCCGCACTTCTCCGGGTCCGGCTTTGGAGTGAAGTCCCCTGACTTCACGCCCTCGTCCATTCGGCCGAACACATCCTCCAGTTGACCCGTGTGGATGTCAAGTTTGCGAACTCGGCTTGGCTTTCCGGATTTACCTGACCAGTAGTCACCAGCCTTGCATTCGAGGTCGTAGAGCTTGCTCATTGCCAGCGCATACACATCGAGTTGGAATGTGTCGTCCATCTTGGGTATGACACCCGTCTTAATGTCTCGGACCAGAGGACCATGCTTCGGGTGCTCGATGACTTGATCAATGAAACCGATCACCTTTACACCAGCGATCTCGATATCAAATCGTTGCTCGATAGCTGGGACCCCGTCCGCAGACTTCCAGATGACCTCATCCGGATGGTCCTTGTACCAGTTGACATAGCTCTCGACCTGCCCCATCCCGATTGACCAGCGCCGCTCAAGATCGGTGAAACCCGGATACGGGCCACTCGCCTGCCAGCCCTCCTCGTCCGGCTCGGCCTCCAGGGCCTCGTTCGCCATCCGGGTGTAGACCTTGCTGTACACGGCCTGGGCGTCGTCGAGCTGCATCCGCCGGCCGCTCTTCTCCCACTCCTCGGCCGCCGCGTGCACCGCGACTCCCTGAGTCAGCCAGGCCGCCTGCAATTCCGGCTCCCGGGCGATCCTCGCCAAGTAGTAGCCGTACGGACACTGCTCGTACTGCTTCGTCTGCGACACGGACCTCGGCTTCGTCTTGTACGCCTCGGCCCGCTCCTCGATGGTGGTGCTCAACCGATCCTCCATCCTGTGTGGATGTCAAGTGACTTAGGAAAGGCAGGGCCCCCGAAGGGGCCCGGCCCGCTATCGCTCGTTCGTTACTCGTTGCCCTGCTTGAGGCCCTTCTCGATCACCTTGCGACTGAACACCTTCCGCTGCTGTGCGGACGGCTTGCCGTGAGGGCGAACGATCAGATCCCCGTCGTCCTTCTCCCGGTCCTCCAGGCGCCACCCGCCGCACTGGGCGACTTCGTTGCCCGGCTGCTCGGGGTCGTGGACGATGATCTCGTTCTTGTCGAGCGTTTCCCACCAGTGGGTTAGCTCTCGCCACCGGACCGGCGTGAAGTTCGCCGGGTCCGGGTTAAGCGCGTACTTCATGTGCGCGGTGATGTAGTTGTACAGCGAGCACTGCTGCTGGTGCGGTGGCACCGTGAAAGGCCGCAGCTCCTTCAAGCTCCCGCGGTCACCCTGATCAAGCTGACTGGCGTCACCCTTGATGTGGTGGTACACACCCTGCCGGCTGATGCCGAAGAGGTCAGCGATGTCCTGCACGGACATCTCTTTCTTCATGTCGGTACGAAGCCGCTTGATGATGTCGGGGCTTGCGCCGTCGTCCGCGATCTTGCGGAGATAGCGCAGCCTCTCGGGGGACACCCCCTTTGTCTTCAACTTCTCGAAAAGCGCTTCTCGCTTCTCAGCCGCGTTCTTACTCATACTCATGATCGTAAGTTTCGTTCTGTGTGGTTGTCAAGTGAGACCGGCTCCCCTAAGACCCGGCCCTTACCGGTTAAGCCTTCTTGGAGGCCCAACCGAGAACCACTATCGAGAGCATCACCCCAACCAAGGGCGACGCCGCGAAAGCCAGGCTGGTGAAGCCCAGCACCACACAGAGCGCCATCACGGTCGTCTCGGCCGGCACGTCGTTCCGAACGAACTTGTACCCGGCCGCAGCGCACGCGGGCGTAGCCGCAGCAGCGGCAAGCCAAATGATCAATTAGGTTCCTCCAGCATGACGCACGGGAGGTAAGTCGTTTCGACCTCCGCGTACTGCTCAACCAGCTTGTCGTGCGCGGCCGTTCCCGGCTCCTCGCAGTCGCTCGCGATGTCCGACCACATGGCGTGATTGGCCTCGGAACGGTTTTCTACGTCGATAACCCATGGGTCATCCCGGAATCGGACCGCTTCCCTCAGCACGTCACGACACTTCGCGTCGTGAACTCGGAAGTGACCCTGGTTGATCAGAACTGCGACCTTCATTGCGTGCTCTCAATCCCTAAACTACGTAGCTGGTGTGTGGATGTCAAGTCAGTGGATGTGGGGGTGGGCCTCTGCCTCACCCCCACCCACCCCGACCTCGCGGCCGGCGCCCGGTTACGGGGCTCTTCAGTTTCCGTACTGCGTGATCAACTCAACTGCTGGCAAAGAGAGTTCGTGGCGCTACCTGCCGCACTCGATGCAGCGCGTCATGTGGTTCTGGATCTTCCGCGCGATCCAGCTCTTGTCGACCCGCGCGGCTTCCCTGAACTTGGGGTCACCCGTCCGCCGGTAACGCTCCTCGTCGACGGCTGTGTTGAGGCTGTCCCGGATAGCCCGAGCCTTGGTGCAGAGCGTCACTTGATCTTGCGCTCCCTCATCGTGTGGTCCGGGTCGTCCAGCTCGTCTCGGCCGTGGCCGTCGCAGTAGGCCGTGGACAGCCACCGGCGTATGCCGTACCGCTCCATGTCGATCCACCTGGTGGCGGGCTTCCCGCAGTTCCAGATCCAGCAGCCCACCTGTCCGTCGTCGAGCGTCTGGAAGTGCTTCACTTCGCTCGCGGTTCCGCCCTTGCCCATCAGACCTGCTCCACCCTCTTGAGGGTCCTCGCGGGGAACCCGATGCTCCCGCCGTACATGCGCTGCGCGTTCCTGTCGTGGGTGTGCAGCACGAAGTTGTGGCCGCCTTTCTCCCACTCGATGACCTTCACCACCCGGAAGTCGATGGGGTGCCCCTTCTCGTTGAACATGACGCCGCCGGCCATGTTCCGCAGGTACACGCGGTCACCCTCGATGTACTCGCTCACGCGCCCAGCTCCTCGACCTCGGTGTCCGGGAGGATCGTCACGAAGTTCTGCCGCGTCGGCCCCGCGGCCGGGTCCTGGTCCACGTGCAGGCGCACCGCGTCGACCTTCTTGAGGTTCCACTGCGTCTTCACCCGCTTCGGCTCCGCCACGAGGTATCCCTCGCGCGTCACGTCCCAGCCTCGGGTGTCGTGCCCCGCGACCCGGATGTGGTCGCCCGCCTTCAGGTCGTCGATCTTCTTCACGGTCACGCCTTCCTCACGTCTGCCTCGATGTAGGCGACCACGTCGCCCCTGGTGTTGATGGCCCCGGCGATACTCCGGGCCTTGGCCAGACCCGCAGGGCCCGGCGGGCACCAGGCCACGGAGTGGCGGTGCCACCCCTCGCCCTGCTTCATCACGTAGAAGCCCCTGCACTCGGCCGTCCCCGAGTCAGTGATCTGCACCCTCAGTCCCTCCGTATCCGGACGTTCTCCAGCGGGACGACCTCCAGGTCCCGGCACTCCTCCGCGAAGGTCTGCCGAGCCAGCCCGTACCGCTTCGGCTCGATGACCACGGCTGTGATGTGCGCCTTCTTCATGGGGTTGTCCGAGTACACGGCTCCGACGATCGCGCCGTCGAAGACGTGGCGGTAGCTCTTGAACTTGACCCGCACCCCGTGACGGATACGCCTCGGGTGCGGCGGCCGGCCTTTCACCAGTCCCACCAACCCCGGACCTGCTGCGGGGTGTCCTCGTAGTGGCACCGGATCACGTCGTCCAGCTCTGCGCCGCTCTTGTCCTCGCGAAGGAGGTGGATCATCGAGACGACCGCCAGGCCCAACAGGTCCCTATCCCTGTCGCCTAGGTCAAGCTCGTCCAGGACGATGTCCGCACCGGAGTTGACCAGCTCTTCGATTCGCTCAAGCGTGAGCACGTGCAGCCTCCCGGGCCCTCTCGATGGCGGCCACCAGGCGGCCCGCTTCCTCGTCCGTCAGGTCCATGCCGAACTCGGCCTCGAAGCTCGGCCCCTGCTCGACGGAGTCCACGTACCACTTCACGTGAACCCGCTCGCCGGCCTCCTCGAAGGACAGCGTGCTCCGCAGCCCGTACCTGTCCACGTCCACCCAGAACTCCCGCACGAGACCCGCGTCCACGCCCTGGCCCTCCTCAACCACGATCTTCGTCACGCCGTCGCCCACTCCCTTGTCTCGATGCCGAGTTCGCTCAGCACCTGGTCGTACATCCCGTTGTCCTCGACCCATGTCCAGTCCTCTTCCGGCACCCCGGGCCGGGCCGTCCAACACAACATGTGGTTGGTCGTCGCCGTGCGTCGGTCGGAGCACAGCCGCTTCGCGTCGTCCCTCTCGATCTGCCACAGGACCCGCATCCGCGTCGGTGTCGTCCTGCGGCTCGCAATGAACACATAGACCGGATCGTTCACGCGGCCTCGACCTCCAGCAGCCTGGCCCGGACCTTCGTGGGGTTCGCGTCCCCGCCGTCCCGGCAGTGCCAGACCCACATCTGGAGGGCCACCGTGCGCTCCCTCATGAGGGGATGGGTGTCCACCTGGTACACGTACTCCCGGCCGTCCTCGTCCGGGACCACGACCTCCCACACATGCCTCTCGCTCATGCCTGCCTGATCACTTTCACGAAGACCCCATGGCTGTCGCGCAGGTGGAGTCGGTTGTCCTTGATCCCGAGGTACGTCACCTCGTAGTCGTCGAAGGGGTGGAACACCCCTCCGGGTTCGATGACTTGTCCGTCGAAGGTGATCGACTCCCCGGTCACGCGTCCTGCCCCTTCACGATGTCCATCACGGTGATCTGTCCAGCTGTCTTCATGTCGTCGTGGAACCGCTGCGCGATCCCGTTTCGAACCTTCTCCAGCTCGCGCTTCTCGATGGGCAAGTCCGCCAGGCACACGGGGCACTCGAACTCCTCGCTCTCCAAGTCGATCGCACCCTCGTAGGCCAGGCCCTCGACCTGTTCGCCGCACTCGTGGCTGGAAACCGCACACGAGCAGCCCTCTTCGGCGTGGCACTCGTGGTCGTTCGGGTGGTTCTCGTCCCACTCGATCTCGCTCGCCCGGTCCTCGTTGAGGTACGGCCAGGCCGCGAGCCGACCCTCGATGTCCGCGACGACGCGCCGGATCGGCTCGTGCTTAGCGTTGTAGACGAAGGTCTCGGCCGGTCCGTAGCCCCAGTGGAGCTGGTTCGGGTCCTCTTCCTCCAGGGCCTCGATGACGGCCTCGGCGTTGCTCACACCCCGGGCGTAAGCCTCGGTTGAGTCGTAGTAGTTGTATCCGTGGGTCCGGCTGGAGACGAAGTGCCCGGCGTGGTCCCGGATCGCTGCAATGGAGTCCCAGTCGGCTTGCTCAGCCTCGCCCCGGAACTGGTACTCGGCATACCAGGGGCTGTGTCGGCAGAGCTCGCGGAGTTCGTCGGAGATCTCGACGCTCATGCGGTTCGATCCTCTTTCGCTCTTGTGTGGATGTCAAGTCAGACGGATTCGAAGACGTGCCCGTTGCGGCTGATGGTGTAGCGGGTCTCCCACGTCGCCAGGTCGACTTCCGGTTCCTTCAGGTCGTGCTCCCGGCAGAACCGCTGCACATCCCGGAAGCTCACCCAGACCTCTTCGCCAGTCCGCTCGGTCTTCAGGCCGATGTACCCGTGATCGTCGATCGACTGACTGGCGTACTCCTCCAGGGACTCCCACTGCCCGCTGTACGCGTCTCCGAACTGGCTCCCGGCCTCCTCCACGTCCCAGGCACAGATGGCCAGGTAGTCCATGAACGCTTCGGTGTCACGCTCATGAATGCCGTTCTCCTCCATCACCCGGTAGGAGTGCAGCACCCCCCACAGCGGCCAGTCGGTGTCCACCACCGGCATCCACTCCGCCGCGAAGTCCTTCACGTCGTCGGCGTCGAACCCGTGCTCCTCGGCAAAGGTTGCGATCGTCTTCATGGCACCCACAGGTCTACTCCTCGGTTCGTTGGCGGCCCCGCGGTGGACACACTCCACCCCCGGCCGGCGGGACCTTAGTCCCTACTTGCTCACGGTCAGCTCTCGCAGCGACAAGGCCCACTCAGCCAGCTCGGAGACCAGCTCCACACACGCGTCGTCGTGGTCGTTCAGGTCCTCGTACTCGTCGTTCATGCGGGCCCGGTGAAGCCCCAGGGCCTCCCGAACGAGCCTGCCCACCGGGTCCGGCAACTCGCACTCGTGGCGCTCGTTCTCGCAGTGCCCACAGAACACGTCATCGTCCGGGCCCTGGTCGTAGTCACTCGGGTAAGCCGCGAGGTCCATCCGGCAGTCCGAGCACTCGACCATGCCCGTCCACTCGTTAACTCGCACCGGCCATCTCCCGTTCGATGCTCTCCGCCAGCTCGGAGACCAACTCCAGACACCCGTCAACGAGGTCATTGAAGTCGTCGTACGTCTCGTCCATTCGCTCCCGGTGCAGGCTCAAGACCTCTTCCAGAAGCTCACCACGCAGCTCGTAGCTCAGGTTCGTCACCGGCCACACTCCAGGCAGCGCCTCATGTGCCGCTCCAGGAGTCGAGACATCCGTATCCGGGCACCGATCGCCATCGTTGCGTACGACTCCTTTCCGGTTTCGGCGTGGTTCCTCTTGCACGTCTCCGAGTCCTGCAACCCCTCGGTCCGGATGTCCCTCGCTCGGGTGCAGAGCACCATCACACTTCCTCCCAGGCAGGCAGCAGACACCCTGTCCGGGCGTCGTTCCACCCGAAGTTCGCCGCCGGGCTCGGCTCGCCCAAGTCCTGTTCCACGAGCCGGATGATGTCTCCGGTGTCCACGCACTCAGAGGTCATGAAGCGGTGCGCCTTGACGTAGGCCGCGCAGTCGTCGACCCCCGCCGCCACGATCGTCCAGGCCCCCATCTCCGGCGACTCCGGAAGGTCGAAGGTGAACGTGTAGGTCTTGCACCTGTAGTGCGAGCCGTCCAGGTGTGAGCCCGCGTCCCACTTCGAGCACGGTCGGATGTAGAACCCCTCCCGGCTCTGCCGAAACTGGTCGGTCTTGAACTGCGTGCTCATGCCGCCACCAGCTTCCTTGCCTTGATCTTGCGTACGTCGTCCACCTCGAAGCCCGTCGAGCTGTCGAAGTACGCGTTCCGGTCGTCAGCGCTGCACAACTCATCCGATGCCAGCTCCTCCGCCTCATCCCGGTCCGAGGCCGTAACCCGGACCTCGTACGCCACCGTCTCGACCAGCGTCACCAGGTACTCAGCCACGGAACCAGTCCTTACCGCCCGCACCGACCAGGATCGAGCCCACAGCGTGCTCCAGCTCATCCCCGGCGGTCGTCCCGCACTCCGAGCAGGTCACCTCGTAGTCCACCTCCGAGAAGCCGAAGATCGAGAGCACAGGCTCACCGTCCGGTCCCCGGTCCAGGTTCAGCCACCCCTTGGCGGAGGCTTCCATCACGCCGTCGCAGCTCTCTCGGCGGCAGGTGAAGACGGAGTTCGAGCACTCAACTTCGTTGACGTAAGGCATGGTTCATCCCTTGTCGTTGGTTGGGTTGGGTTTGGACTGACAGTCCATGACCGACCACCCGAGCACGGGTGTCCGATCAAAGATCGTCAGATCTCCAGGTAGTTCGCGAAGGCCCACATCGGGAAGCTGATGACGACCGTTTTCGAGAGCGAGACCCCTCGCTTCACGGTTCCGTCGTCCCAGGTCTGTTGCATGAACGCGTGCTCCAGGAGCCCGCTACAGTCCGCGAAGCTCGACGCCGCGAACGCATCCGGGAACTCGGCATCCACGTACCGGTCGTCGTCCCACCCGTGGAGCTTGGCGGAGTACAGATCGAGCACGGTCTTGAGCTTGTCCACCAGCTCCGGCGATACGTTGTCTCGGGTGATCACAGAGTTCTCCTGATGTGTGGATGTCAAGTGTCAGACCAGCGGAATCTCGGACTGAGTCCCCGCGTCGTAGATCGCAAGCTCGTTCCGCTCACGCCCCAGCCGCATGGCCTCTTCCCGGTCCTCGATGATCTCCACCAGGTCCAGGTACAGCACGTCCCCGGAGACCCAAGTCCCGTACCACATGCGCTCGTTGGCGGCCACGGTCAGCAGATGCTCAGCCACGAAGCCAGCGATCACCCCGGCGGAGCCGTCCCACCCGAAGATCTTCTTGCCGTACTCCGGCTTCGCTACCACGTACCCGGAGGTCGGGTTACTCCTACCGCGAGCCCAGGTGAAGCCACCCTGAACCGTCGTCTCCGTCGCGATGCGCTCAAGCGTCAGCATGTCCGTGTTCCGTTCCAGTCTACCGTGTGGATGTAAAGTGCCGGGGCCGTGAGAGGGCACAGCCCAACCCTTGCCGCCCTAGTTGTCGTCGCCCTCGATGGACCACGAGCCGTCCTCGAAGAACGTGATCGGGTAGTCCGCTCCCCCGTAGTTCAGGCCCATGGAGTTGACCTCCCGGAGGATCGCAGAGCACGCGTTGTGACCCCGCCCGCACTCCTGCCAGACCGTGTACCCGATCCTGTCGAAGGCCCCATCCAGGGACTCGTTCACGACCTCGACAGCTATGGCGTTCGCGTCCCGCTGATGACCGGCCTGCGCCGAAGCTGCGTACCCGGAGACCCCTACCGCAAGGATCGCGGCCCCGACTCCGGCAATGATCGTGCGCTTCATGCTCATGAAACTTCCCTCAGTGTGTGGATGTCAAGTCAGGCTGCTGCGGAAAGAGCGATGGCCATACGCAGGGCCTGCGTGTCGTTCTTCGAGAGCCCAAGGCTGGCCTGATTCCGGAGACGGCGGAGTTCGAGCACCGCTTCAGTCGGCTGGGGAACCGCAGGCTTGGTCAGCTTCACGAGGGATACACCACGGTTGGCCATAACAGTCTCCTGGTAGTCGTTGATCGGGACCGGATTCCCGTTACCGCGTCCAGCTCCGGACGCCTTGCACCCCGCACAGAGAAGCAGGGTCTTACCGTCACCCCACTGCCCTACGAACCGGGCCTTACGGAGGATCTGGTTTCCGTCCATGTCGTTCCACATGGCGCAGATTTCACAGTTCACGATGCGTTCCGCTCTCGTGTTGTTGCAACATCACGCTATCAGTTGATGTTGTGTGGATGTCAAGTCGCTTAGCGACTTTGAACGCCGACAAGTCCCTACCGAGATTTGCCAGCGAACAGAGTTGCTAAGCGGCACTTACTAGTGCGCTACACCGGTTGACAGGGAGTTCCGGGGTCCCACGGGCGTAGTCGGTCCGATACCGCCACCGCCTCCGGATCGTGAGCCGGGGTCAATGGTGGGCGGTCGCTTCTGACGCGTTTCCGTCCTTGTATGCGCACTAGTCATGCGCCGTGTCTGCGTTGGCCACTCGGCCGCTTCGTGCGGCTGTCGTCGTGTCCTGCTGACACCGAGAACATTACGCACGTCGGTGTGTGGATGACAAGTCGGGTGATGCTGACACATAGGGGTGGGGGGTACCTAAGCCGCATGATCGTGAACGCGAAACCGCAGGTCAGATGCCATGCACTACCCATCATTGTTGCCTGGATCACACGTGTGGATGACAAGCCGTGACGCTGCTGTGAGGCACGGTCGTACCGACGTGGGCCACACGGTCACGACTCGCACGACAGGCCATCAGTACCGCGCGCACGCGCGTGCACGGTTCCTGTTCTGGCAGTAGGCGCACCCATGATCACGGCGTGGTAGTTGCACACTGCAACAGTGAGTAATGCGCACACTTACATACGCTGATCATTGACGCTGTCAACAATCCATCGGTCAACAGTTGCACACACAACTACGACGCACAGTAGTACGTGCACGCTGCATGGATATGGATGGTGTGCATAGGTGTGCGATGTATTGCATTGCGATTCTTTTCGTCGATTGAATGTTGAGCAATCAATTTCGAATGAAAAAGTTGAATCGAAAACATTTCATCAACGCAAGGTTTTAGGGGTGAAAAATTTCAGAGAAAAAAGAGGACGGGTACGGGAGGGGGGTACCTCGGATGATGACAAACCCCCGACCGATGCGTCATAGCGCCTGCCATCCTGTACGGGTCCAGAAGTGCAGAGGGTGACTAATTCTCACGCTGTGCTCACAGCCCGCTGGCTCCTCGCGGCTCCGTCGGCACCCCTGCCGCGGCCTCTCACCACATGACCCAGGTCACACCTGGAAAGCGCCGGCCATCAGCTCGGTCAGGTCGAGATCCCAGGCCGCACAGGACTGCATGGCTATACATGTGAACTGGCTCACTCTTTAGCACCTCCGTGCCGCGCACCTATCTTTCGCGGCACCTCTATCTAAGTGAGGGAGAGAGCGAGCGCAGCGAGCGAACGACCGAACGGTGAGTCTGAGCTGAGCAGGCCGCCCGAAAAGGCGGCCCTGAGTCTGAGAGATAAGAGCTAAGACAGCCTCGGAAGGCTGCCCTGATATTACTGAGAAGGCAGCCCTTGAAGGCTGCCTCTATTAGTCGCGTGCCGAAAGGCACGCTCCTGTAGCTCAAGGATTTCTCAACCTACCTGCGGGGCCTTTGAGGGCCCCTCTCCAAACTACCTACCTATCTAACTAACCTCCGGAGGTGCTGATGACCTGGACTCCACCCACCTCCGGGTGGTCGTCGTCCACCAGCTCGGCCTACCGGGGCAACTGGTCCCGCCTCCGGCCGGCGGCCTGGCGGCGCGACTCCGGCCTGTGCCAGCACACCCGGTACGACACCGGCCTCCCCTGCCTGGCGGAGGGCTCGGTGGTCGACCACATCACCCCCGTCTCCCAGGGCGGCTCCAACCGCCTGGACAACCTTCAGGTGCTCTGCTCCTTCCACCACAACCGGAAGACGGCCCTGGAGGCCGCGGAGGGTCGCAGGAAGGCCCGACAGGGTCACCGGCTTGGTCCTGGTCGAGGTCGTCGACCCGGCGCATTGGAATAGGTGACCGGTAACACATTCCGCGAATGCCGCGAAAAGGCATTTGCGGCCCCTCTATATAAGTGAGGGGAGATTGAAACTCCCCTCGTGAGTGAGTGAAGTCCGGATTGGATTCGTCAGATACTCGCTCGCTCCCCCGCCCTTCCCGGGCGTGATGCTGCGGTTGAGCCCCCTGGTTGTAGCTCTGCTCCCAGGGGGTTCCCGCTGTTCCCCGACAACACGAAAGAGGACCCGAGAGCGTGAGCGATGAGTAAGAGCAAGGCGAAGCCCTCCCGGGCTTTCGAGGACAAGGCCGATCGGCTGCTGAAGGCGGAGACGCGACAGCAGCGCGAGGCGTACCAGCTCCTCGACGAGTACCAGGACGTGTTCTCGGACGATGCTCTCGGCGCTGACGAGTTCTGGGACGACGACGAATTCGACGACTACTGCGTGCAGTGCCACGACTTCCACTGCACGGTGACCACCTGGTCCGGCGAGCGGTTCACGGTCGACGGCTGCGACGAGGAGGACTGAGATGGCCCGGCAGGGGTTCAACGGTCCGGCCCCGAAGAGGGCCGAGGAGAGGCGCCGGCGGAACAAGGACGTGGACCTGAAGGTCACGCCCAAGACGTACGGCAACATCGCGGCCCGCGAGGACAACTTCGACGCGAACTGGCACCCCGCGGCTCAGCTCCTCTACCGCTCGTTCTCCGACTCCCCCGTGAGCCTGTACTTCGAGCCCTCGGACTGGGCGACGCTCCGGATCGTCATCGAGTCGGCCAGTGCCTCCCTGCTCCGCTACGAGGACCGGGTGAGCCTGGACATGGTCGGCTCGGTCATCAAGGGCCTGGAGGAGTTCCTTGCGACGGAGGCCACCAGGCGGCGGCTCCGCATCGAGACGGAGCCCCAGGAGGGCGCCCGCTGGCACGAGCCCGAGGAGTACTGGCATCCCCTCGCGACGGCTTGGTACGAGAGCCTTCAGCGCTCCGGCCAGGCGTCGTTCTACCAGGCCAGCGACATAGCGTTCGCCTACTTCATGGCGGAGGTCATCACCCGGTACCTCGGTGCCGGCCTGAAGATGTCCGGCCGTCTCCTCGACGTGATCCTCAAGGGCTGCACGCTGCTCCTGGCGACGGAGGCCAGCCGGCGGATCGCTCAGATGGAACTCACCAAGATCGAATCTCGCAACATCGACGCGGAGATTACCGCGCTGATGGAGGAGTACGCCGCAGCCATCTAGGAGGTGCACATGGCGTGGGACGGAACCTTCGACTGGCGCCAGGACACCTCGGTGTTCGCGCGCAAGTGGGAGCTGTACATCAAGCCGGAGAACGAGATCCACGTGGCGACGGCCGTCGTCCTGGACTACGGCACACAGGTCGTTCTCCACAACGAGAACTTCGGCAACGCGGTCTACGAGGAGGCCATCGTGCCCGTCAAGGACCAGGGCGACCTGGACAAGAACATCGAGGCCGCCAAGCAGCTGGCCGAGACGCTGGTACGCGCTCTGCACGCGTAGGAAGGAGGAACGTGGAAGCCGTCCTCACAATCAAGGACGACTACGTTCCCCAGTGCGGTCCTTGCAAGACGTTCGGAAACCGGGCCTGCGAACACCGCACGCTCGGGTGGGGAATCCTCCGGTGGGCCCGGGAGAACTTCCGGGAGGACTGGAAGTACACCCCCTCGCAGGTGCGGACGATCCTCCGCTGGTACGAGATCGACGAGCACGGCAAGTTCGTCTACACACAGGGCGCGTTGCAGTTGGCGAAGGGCACCGGCAAGGGGCCCTACTTCGCGACGCTCGCGGCCGTCGAGTTCCTGGGCCCGGCGAAGTTCTCGCACTTCGACGAGAAGGGCCGGGCGGTCGGCAAGCACGCCGACGAGCCGTGGGTGCAGCTCTTCGCGGTCAACATCGACCAGACGAAGAACGTGATGCTCACGCTCCACTCGCTGTTCCACCCCGACGCCATCGCCAAGTACGCGATCGACCCGGGTCAGGAGCGCTACCACGCGCGGCACCCTGACGGGACCTTCGCGATCCTGGAGGCGAAGACCGCCTCGTACCGCTCCGCGGAGGGCGGCCGGCCATCGGCCCTATTTTTCGACGAGACGTGGCACTGGAACGAGAGCAACGGCGGCCACAATGTGTTCGGCACGGCGACCGCCAACGCGGCCAAGGTCGGTGGGCGCATCCTCATGGCGACCAACGCCTACATCGTCGGAGAGGACTCCGTCGCGGAGCGCGTGCACGTCGCGTGGCAGCGGCAGCAGGACGGCAAGCAGCGCCGGACCGGCCTCTACTACGAGGCCCGCACCGCCAACCCTGACTTCGACATCGAGGACGAGCAGCAGCTCCGGGCCGCCATCGCCGCGGCCTACGGCGACGCCTACTGGGCGGACATCGACGCGATCATCGACCAGTGCTACTCGGGCGTGATCACGTACGAGGAGATCCTTCGGAAGTACTGCAACCTCGTGACGGCCTCCGAGGACTCCCTGATCGACCCGGTGGCCTGGGGCCGCTGCGAGGTCGAGAGCGAGCTACGCCGAGGCGACCAGATCGCCTTGGGTCTCGATGGCGGCGAGGCCGACGACAGCACAGCGTTGGTGGCCATCCGCGTGCGGGACTCCTTCATCCAGCCCATCGCCATCTGGGAGAAGCCGGACGGGCCTGAAGCCCAGGTCTGGAAGGTGGACAAGGAGGAGGTCTCCGGGATGGTCGATTGGTGCTTCCAGAACTACAAGGTTCAGGCGTTCTTCAGCGATGTCGCGTTCTGGGAGACCTGGGTCAACGCGTGGTCGGAACAGTACGGTCCGAGGCTCGCTATCCGCTCGACGGCTAAGAGCGCGGTCGCCTACGACATGCGCGGAAATCAGCGTGAGATCACCGACGCCAACATGGCGTTCGTCGGTGCGGTCGAGCAGGGCCTCGTGAAGCACAACGGCCACTTCGGTCTGAAGCGTCACGTCGAGAACGCGAAGAAGCGTCACAACAAATTCGGCATCGGCTTCGGCAAGGCGAGCCGGGATTCGCAATACAAAGTCGACGCCTACGCGGCGACGTTGGCCGCTTATATCGCCAGGCGCCGCCTGGTCGAGTCCGGAAAGAACACAACCCCAAAGCCCGTACCCAAGTACCAGGTGATTGGAGGTTTTTGATCACCTGGAGGTAGTACGTGGCAGAAGAGCAAGACTCGAATCTCCCCATCAACATCACCGACATCGACGAGCGAATAAAGCAGTCCCTCAAGATGATTGAGAAGGACTACAAGAAGCTCAGCACGGTCGATCAGTACGTCCGCGGCCTGCACGCCGCGCCGTACACCCCCCGGCGCTCCAACCCGGAGTTCAAGGAACTCGTTCGACGCTCCATCCACAACATCATCCCGCTTCTGGTGGATGCCCCGTCGAACGCCCTGTCCGTGGAGGGCTACCGACGCCCGGACGTGACGGGCAACCCGCCCGAGTGGACGTTCTGGCAGTCGAACCGCATGGACCAGAGGCAGACCCTCGTACACCGATCCGCGATCGAGTCGGGCCAGGCGTACGTCTCGGTGACGCCGGCCGACCCGAAGAAGCGCCCGGGTATCGACCCGAAGACACCGGAGATCCGCACGTACCCCGCCATGCGCATGTTCGCGGGCTACGACGACCCGATCTTCGATGCCTTCCCGCTGTACGCCCTCTTCATCGAGAACAACGTGTACTCCGACAAAGAGCCGACCCGCGGCCGGTTCTTCGACGACAAGTTCGTCTACGAGCTGACCATCGGCAAGGAGTACAAGATCGAGGGCAAGCGCCCTCACGGTCTCGGCGTCTGTCCGGTGGTCCGCTTCACGCCGAAGATGGATCTGCTAGGCCGCTCTCAGGGCATGGTCGAGGGCATCATCCGGTACCAGGACAAGCTGAACCAGATGTGGCTGTCGCTGCTCATCGCGCAGCACTACACCGGCTTCGCGATCCGTACGGCCACCGGCCTTTCGCCGGTTGAGCGGGTCGACGAGAACGGAATGCCGATCCTCGACGAGGACGGGCAGCCGACGTACATCCCGCCGGTGCTGGACCCGAGCACGATGCTCGTCAGCCCGAACCCGGACACCAAGTTTGGCCAGCTGCCTTCCGCCCCCACCGGGGAGTTCCTGGAGGCTATCGAGCTGCTGACCAGGCACATGTGCGCGGTCACGGAGACCCCGCCTCATTACCTGCTGTCCGGCAAGCTCGCCAACCTGAGCGCCGACGCCCTCGCGGCGGCCGAGTCCGCCTTCACGCGGAAGATCGACGAGATCCGGCACTCCTTCGGTGAGAGCTGGGAGCTGGTGCTCCGGCTCTGTGCTCTCGTCTCCGGCGACCAGACCGGCTTCGAGATCGAGGATGCCGAAGTCCAGTGGGCCGACAAGGGCAACCGAAGCCTCGCGCAGGCCGTTGATGCCGGGCTCAAGCTCTCGCAGATGGGCGTCCCGGTGGACCTGGTCCTCACGAAGATCCCGGGCTTCACCCAGCAGGACGTTGACCTCGTGCGTGAGCGCCTGGAGCAGGCGCCGGCCGACGAGGGCGAGGACGGCGAGAAGAAGCCCGGCTCGAAGAACGAGAAGGCCGCTTTGAGCGGCGCTGACCAGAAGGAGAAGCCCGCGCCGGCCGCGGCGAAGGCGAAGACCCAGCCCGAGGAGACCGTGAAGAATGGACAGCAGGCAGCAGCAGTCTGACAAGGCCCGCAAGGTCTTCCTCACGGCTCAGAACTCCATCGGCGCTGAGGCCGTACGGCTCACGCTCCGGCTCGTCTCCTCGATGACCCCGCAGGTTCTTCGGAAGAACCCTGCGGGGTTCGTCGCGAAGTGGCACGACGAGATCAACCTCCTCCGCAAGAAGTCAAAGAAGGCCGGCCAGGCGTACTACCGCCTGGAGCGAGCGATCTGGCTCGGCCGCACCGTCGATGACGGGCTCGGTATGCGCCCGACGTTGAACGGGCTCTGGAACGACCTGTACGGCGCTGCTGACTTGCCGAAGGTGTCCGGGGTCGGTGACCCGATCCGGCTGGACCCCTCCCCGTGGGGCGAGGACAACGACCGCCTGTCGCACAAGGAGCTGTCGACGGTCTTCCACTTCAAGGCGACCGAGCGGCTGAAGAAGGCGGAGAAGGAAGCCAACAAGGACTTCCTGACCGTCGAGTCGCTTGACGAGCTGGACGACCTCCTCATGCAGTCCATCGCGGACAACCTGAGTGGCGAGGCCCAGAAGGTTGCCGAGGGCGGAGGCCGGGAGGCCATCTCCGAAGGAGTCCTGAAGGACCCCGGAGCCCTGCGCTACATGCGAGTTCCCGAGGAGGGGGCTTGCTACTTCTGCATCATGCTCGCGTCCCGAGGAGCGAGCTATCAGAACAAGTGGACTGCTGGTGACGCTGACGTGCGGCAGTTCCATCCGCACTGCAAATGCGAGGCAGTTGCGATCTTCTCCAACGACTACGAGTACCCGCCCGAGGTGAAGGCGGCCGTGGCTGCTTGGAAGAACTTCGGCGGCGGCAACAAGCAGCAGTTCCGCCGCTACATAGCCAAACACCAAAGGGAGATTGACTGATGGCTGACGAGATTGTTGAAGAGACTTCCACGACTTCCGAGGAGACTTCGGGGGTTGTTGAGGAGACCACGGCTGAGACCGTGGTCGAGGAGGCCCAGGAGAAGGCAGAGGAGCTTCAGGACCCGACGATGCGGGAGCTGGCGCAGACGCCTGCCGAGTCCACCACTCAGGAGGAGCTTCCTCCGGTCGAGGACTTCAAGGGCCAGTACGAGGCGCTGAAGGCAGAGTTCGAGTCGCTGAAGGCGAAGTACTCGGAGACCGCCGATCGTGCTGACTCTGCGGACCGGTTTAAGGAGGAGCTGGCTGCTGCGACGGGCCGTGTGGCCGATGTCGAGCGGCGTCTCCTCCGGCAGAAGGTTGGAACCGAGTTCGGTATCCCCGCTGCCCTGATCGACCGCCTTTCCGGTGACGACTACGAGGCCATGGCCCTGGACGCGAAGCAGCTTTCCGCGTTCGTCGGCGCCCCTTCGGGCGGCCTCGGCAAGGGCGGGCTCGACCCCAATGAGGTCGCGTTCGACGCGAAGAAGTTCGTTGCGCGTGAGCGCTCGAAGCTCTACAGCGCCTGACCCTTACCGCGCACCACCCAAGCCCCCTTTCCGGGGGCTTTTTTCATGCCCCGATTCAAGGAGGAGGCCAATTCATGGCTGACACGCAGAATGCAATTTACGAGGCGGAAAAGCTCTCCGCCGTCGCGCTCGCCAACATCGAGCAGTCCGTCGTCCTGGCCGGCACCGTGCAGAAGCACCCCTCGGCCGACTTCGACGGCGCCAAGGGTCACGTCGTGAACGTGCGTCGTCCGGCGATGCTCAACGGCTTCGACGAGGACATCGACGCCGGTAAGGGCAAGATCGGTTCCAGCGATGACGAGTACACCGCCCGGCACATCAAGTCCGAGGCCCTGAACGAGACGGTCATCGGCGTCAAGCTGGACCGCCACGTGTACAGCGCCGTGGACCTCTCCGACGCTGAGATGTCCCTCTCCGTCTCCAACTTCGCGACCCAGGTTGCGATGCCGCAGACTGAGGCCATCGTGAACAAGCTGGAGTTCATGGTCGCGAACCTGCTCTCGACCGGCAAGAACGACGCGGGCAGTGCCACGCTGTGGACCAACGAGAACTCGTCCACCGTCGAGATCGACCTGGCCGACCACGAGAAGGCCGGCAAGGCCGTTCGCTTCGCCATCGCCCAGCTCGCCACCCAGCTCACCCAGAAGAACATTCCGACCTCCGGCCGGTTCCTCGTGATGGGCGCCCAGGCGGCCGGTCTGCTCCTGGCCGACCCGAACCTCTCCCAGGTCCAGGCCGCGGGCGAGGCTTCCGCCCTGCGGGATGCCACGATCACCCGCCTGCACGGCTTCACGATCGTCCAGGACAACCGCATCGGTGAGTTCGACATCTACGCCTACCACCCGACCGCGATCCAGCTCGTCACCCGCGCCCCTGCCGTTCCGGCCGGCGGCGTCGCGGCTGGCTCCTCGGCGGCCGATGGCGGCTACGCGATCCGCTGGATTCGCGACTACAACTCCATGACCGCGAGCGAGCGCTCCTTCCTGTCCTCGTACGCGGGCGTCACCTTCGTGACCGACCGCACCCGCGACAAGCAGGGCAAGGTCGTCGAGACCCCGAAGCTGATCCGCGCTCAGAAGGTCACCTTCAAGCCGAAGACCGCCCAGAGCGGCGCCCAGGCCAAGTAAGCACCCCGACGAGGGGCCCCAACCAAACTACCTACCTAACTAAGTAAGTGGCTGGGGCCCTCCGTCCTGACCGAGGAGGTATCCATGTGTGAGCCTCTTGGGACGGTGCAGGAGCTTGAGGCCCGCATGGGTCGACCCTTCGTTGACGAGCTGGAGAAGCGCCAGGCCGCTGCGGCTATCGCTGATGCGTCGGACATCGTCCGCGCGTACGGGAGCCCCCTGTGGGGCTGCGACGAGTACGACCGGAAGGTACGGACTCCCCCGGCGGTGAAGGCCGTGACTCTGGCCATGACCGAGCGCCGGATGCGTAACCCCGACAACTTCGTCTCCGAGGGTGCCGGCGAGTACCAGTACCGGTACGCCGAGCAGGGCAGCAACGGCTTCGCACCCTCCAAGCAAGAGATCATGCTGATCGAGAAGCTGGCCAACAAGTACGGGGTTCGGACCCTGGACGTTGTCCGCGCCGTGGCGATCAACAACCGTCGCACCTTCCCGTACGACGAGACCGTCAAGGACGTCATCGACGCCGAGAACAGTTCGTAGGGGGCGTCATGGGCATCTTCGACCGCGCTCCCCTGGAGCTGGTGGTGTACGAGCTCGCGGAGGGCGACGACGGGTACGGAGGCACGCTCCCGGTTCGCGGGAAGCGCCACGTCCTTCGGGTCTTCGCGCAGCCGATCGACGCCGACGACAACAGCTCGCAGGGCTGGACGGAGCCGGGCCGATACAAGCTCCTCGCTCGCGACTTCCCCACGTTCCGATGGGGTGAGGTCGAGTTCGAGGGCCGCAAGTGGACCGTCAGCGAGTACCCCCGCAAGCACCGCGGCTCGAAGCGAACTGAGTTCGTCAGCGCCGTGATTGAGAGACGAGGCAGTCATGGGCTGGGTAGACCCGCGGACGAATGAGATCGTGGCCGGCCTGCCCGGCGTGAAGACCGCGCTCAAGGAGACCGCCGAGAAGCAGAAGGCCAAGGTCATGTCCAAGGCCGCTGGGCACGTCGAGACGGGCTGGCTGATCAACCACATCGAGGTCCAGGAGCACGACAAGGGCTACGCGATCGTCTTCACCGATCCCAACATCATCTCGATCAACTACGGCCACTGGCTCCGCAAGACCAAGAACGGACCGCCCATCAAGTGGGTGGACGGCATCCACATCATCGAGGAGGGGTTGCACTGACCTACCTGCTTCCCGACTCGGAAGCCATCGTCATGGAGGCCGTGGACACCTACCTGAAGAAGGAGTTCGGCCGCGAGGCCGCCGTCCGCGTCGTCATGCCGAACAACTGGCTCGACATCTTCCCCCTGGTCGTCATCCGCAAGAGCAGCGGAACCGCTCGAAACTCCAACCACCTTGACTCGGGAGTCTTCACGGTCCACTGCTTCGCGTCGACCCGGCGGGATGCATCGCTCCTTGCTCGACAGGTTCGGGCGGCTCTGGCGTCGGCTTGCCGGGATCGCTTCCGGTCCGAGCTGGAGCCGGGGAATCCGGGTCTCTCGTACTTCAAGGAGGTAACGGGGCCGCTCTACTCGTCCGGCGATACGCAGCTCAACCACGCCGACGTTCATCGGTTCGTGGCGAGCTACATCGTGTACAGCCACCGTTGAGAGGGCTCCCCCAACTACCAATCTAAATAACCAAGAGGTCGTCCACCGCACGTTGGTGGGCGGCCTCTTCGTCATGCCCTCACGGGCTGAAAGGAGGCCCTTGATGGCCGACATCACCGACGAGAGCCTGAAGCCGAAGCACTACGCTCTCGCCCCCAAGACCGGCTACGTGTACGTGGCCCCGGTCGACACACCCGCGCCCCCGAAGTTCCCCTTCGAGCCTGACGGCAAGGACATCACGTTCTCGTACAAGGACGGGACCGCGAAGACCGCGACATGGAAGTCCATCGGCAACACCTCGCTGGAGAACGGCATCGAAATGGCCGTCGAGGGCGACGACCCCGAGACGCTGGGTACCTGGCAGGTGCCGGCGCTTGAGGTCACCTCTCCCCCGAAGTCGTACTCGATGACGATGAACCTCGCGGACATCTCGGTCGAGACCCTGAAGCTGTACTACGGCGCGGGCGACTCCGCGGTCACCAAGGGGCAGTTCGTCATTCCGAACACCCCGACCACGACCGACAAGGCCCTGTACATCATCGGTACGGACGGCAAGCACGTCGTGGCCTGGTACTACCCCAGCGTCCGCATCATCGGTGCCGACTCCATCACCCTCGACCCCTCGGCCCTGACCGAGGTTCCCGTGCGCGCTTCCATCGTGAAGGGCCGGGCCTACGTCGAGCTTGAGGGCGAGGACAACGAGGTCAAGCCGGAGACCGCGAAGGACGGCCTTGGCCGCGTCTTCCCGAAGACCCGCATCACGGCTGAGGACGACGGCGCGTCGAGTGCTCCGGTCCTCCTCAAGGACTCCGTCGAGTAAGAGTCCGCCACCGACCAACCCCCAGGGAGTGTTCCTCCCTTTCCGCTCCCTGGGGGTTTCCGCTTTACATCCACACAGAGAGGGAGGGCCAACTGACCATTTTTAGAGAGGGAGAACTCTTATGGCAATTCTGGACTTCAAGGCTCTGCTGGACGAGGCGGAGAAGGCGCCGGCCGTCGAACTGAAGGGCATCAAGGGCGAGACCATCAAGCTGCGGAAGTTCGAGAACCTTCCGGGTGCCGACTTCAAGAACGTGCTGAAGTACATCGACATCATCCAGGACGACAAAGTGTCCGAGGCCGGAAAGATCGACGCGATGGACAAGTGCCTCGTCGCCGCGGCCGACAAGAAGGACGCGCTGAAGGTCGCTCTGGAGAAGCTGCCCATGGGCGCCCGCAACAAGGTGTTCGGCGCCTGGATGGAAGACGGCGAAGCGGGAAACTCCTAAGCCTCCGCGGTGCCCTCGACGAGTACGGCGGGGAGATTGCAGCCGACCTGATGCGGTTCTACGGAGTCGATATCCATGGACTGTTCACGGCCGAGCTACCTCCCCGTTTCTGCCTCGCGCTCATTGAGCATTTGCCTCTTGAGTCGGCTTTCAAGAGCCGGGCACTTTGCGATGGAGGCGTCAAGGACGCGGGCTGGGACCGGAACACTTTCCTCCTTGCCGAGATGCTAGACGCCCTTCAGATGATCCACACCTCTTTCGTGCGGTCGAAGGTGAAGAACCCGCGCAGTGTGCGCCAGCCCGATCCGTACCGGCGTCCTGGTTCAACCCAGGAAGCGGAGAAGAAGTACAACCCGTTCTCCAGTGCTCTCGACGAAGAACTCCCAGATCCTTCCGAGGACCGCGAACTGTACGGCGAAACCGGCCAGAGGACGTTTGCCATTCCCAATGAAATTCTGGCTCGATCCTCTTCCACCGAAGAGAAAGGAGCCCCGTTCAAGGTAAGTTAGGGAGGTCCTATGGCCGACGGACCCGGCGGTACGACTGTTGGTTCGGTCAATATTCGAGTGGTTCCCGACACCTCGAAATTCAAGCGCGAGATATCAGCGCTGATTGCGTGGTTCAACGGGAAGAAGCTGAAGCTCGAAATCGAGGCCGATACCGCGAAGGTCAAGGCGGAACTCGAAGCCCTGTCCCGCGACCGGCAGATCAAGGTCAAGGTCGACGCTGATACCACTGCCGCGAAGGCGAAGGTGGCGTCCGCGTCGAGAGACCGGAAGATGACCATCGACGCGGTCATCAAGGACAACAAGCTCGATGTCGGGATCGACGACGACGCGCTGAAGCGGAAGATCCGCCGCGCGTTGCAGAACGAGGAGATCCAGCTCCGGGCCGAGGTCGACTCGGTCAAGGCCGAGCTGGAGTTGGAGCGCCTGGTCCGCGACCGCAGGGTGAAGCTCCAAGCCGACCTGGATGACGCGAAGGCACGGATGCGCCTGGCCGCCCTGAGCGGCGAGAACCGGCACCGGCAGGTGTACATCCAGGCGAACCTTGACGCTGCGCGCGCGAGGGCCGCTCTGAAGGCCCTGGAGCGTCGCCGTGAGGTCGACATCAACCCTGACCTCGACAACGGCCGTGTGGCCGCTGTGGCGGCTCGCCTGGCCTGGCTGACGCACCGGCGTGAGGTGGTCATCACCACCAACATCCGAAACAACTTCATCTACGCGGCGGCCCGCTCGATCAACGCCCTGTGGCGTACGGGCACGCTCGCCTTCAAGTCCATCGGCGCTGGTGTCGCTGGTGTGGCCAGCCTCGCGGCTGGTCTGGCTGGTGGCTTCATGAAGGTGGGCGCCTCCGCGGCCTCTGCTGCGGCCGAAGGTTCGGGCGCGTTCGCGAGTCTGGCCTCGAAGGTCTCCGGCTCCCTGGCAGGTGCTGCGGACTCGACGCTGTCCTTCTCCAGCAAGATGGCCGGCGCCATGGTCCAGATGGCCTCGAACATCCCCCAGCTCATCATTTCGCTGGTCACGATGACGGCCACCTTGGGCTTCGTCTCGTTCGCGGCCGGCGCCCTGATCGGTGTCATCTCGGCCCTAACCGCTGCCTTGCTGTCGCTCGTCAGTGCCGCTGTCGGCATCGTCGGCCTGCTCGGCACGATGGCCGTCGCGATGGCTGCGGCCGGTGTCGCTGCGCTCGCCCTGGCGGCTGTGCCGCTGCTGCCCATGGTCGGCGCCCTGGGCCTGATGCTCCTCAACACGGACAAGCTGAAGGCCAAGTTCAAGGAACTGAAGTCGGTCCTTGAGACGACCGTCCGGCCTGCCGCGAAGTCCATGTTCGTCGCCTTCGACAAGGCGTTCTCCGGGATCTCGAAGTGGCTAGTCAAGATCACCCCCGATCTGAAGGCGTTCTTCGACGCTGGCTCGAAGTTCGTCCAGCCGCTCGTCGACTCCCTGACCGGCTTCATCGACCAGGTCTTGCCGCGCGTGACCAACGCGCTGAAGGAGTCCGGGATGGTCGCCTTCGCGGCGGCCCTGAAGGACACCTTCATCGGCCTGGGCAAGACCTTCGGCAACTTCATCCAGCTCCTCGCCGCCAACGGCGAGAAGTTCGGCTCCGTGATCCGCGAGATGGGTCGTGGAATTGATCTTGTCGTCATGGCCCTCGGCCGCTTCATGGTCAACATGTCCAACGGGGCGTCAGCCCTGGGCAAGGTCGCAGACGGGATCGCCGCCTTCTTCGATGAACTCGGCGTCCGGATGGGCCGAGCGCTCGACACCACCGAGTTCGACCAGTTCATGACGCACGTCCAGGAGGGCCTTCGTCTGCTGGGTCAGGGTGTGGGTCGCTGGGTCGAGGAGGCGACGCGGCACGGAGACGACTTCGGTCGTGCCTTCCAGGCCATCGCTCAAGCCTTCTCCGACAGTGCCGAGCCCATGGCCCGCTTCATGGCGGCCGGCGCCCGCGTGCTGCCGACCGTGCTCGACGGCATAGGCCAGGCCATGTCCAAGGTCATGCCCGCCCTCGAACAGTTCATGGTCGTCTGGGCCAACGCGAGCCCCGACATCATGAACGCCGTCGCTGACGTGATCTCGGAGATCCTGACGAACCTGTCGGATCAGTCCGTGGTCGACTCGATCAAGCGCATGGTCGAGGTCTTCGGAGACCTCGCCACGGAGCTGCTGAAGCCCGAGATGATCGACGCGCTCGTGAACCTCGGAGAGGCTTTCGCCGGGCTGGCAAAGGCCATCGGTCCGAGCCTGATCGACGGACTGACGCGCTTCGTTGACCTGCTGACGCCCCTGGGCTCCGGTATGGCCGCTGCCTCGCAGTTCATGACCGGCGACCTGCCGGGTGCGATGGATTCCCTTGGCTCTGCCTGGGGTTGGCTGAAGGACAAGTTCACCTCGGACAACGAGGAAGTCTCGGCTCAGACCCAGACCATGTTCGACACCATGCGGTCGGAGACGACCACCACGGCCAACGCCATCCAGGAGCAGGCCGCGGCCATGTACCGCCAGGTGGCCACCGAGCACGGTCAGATGAAGGACGGAGTCCTCACGGACTGGCAGTCCATTGAGCAGTACACGGAGCAGGTCAACAACGGGATCGGTACGGCTGCGGAGAACGCGCAGATCCGTGTGGATGCTGCGGCCTCGCAGGCCGAGACCTCGTGGAACGCGCACATGCAGACCCTGAACTCCGAGACGGCCACGGTCTTCGACCAGATGAAGACCAGCTCCGCGGCGACGGCTGACGCCGTGGCTCTCCAGGCCGAGCGGATGGCTCAGCAGGCAACGCAGGGAGCCGCGAAGGGCAAGGACGGGATCAAGTCCAACATGGACGGCGCGAAGGACGCCTCGAAGTCGGCCTACGACGGGATGAGCGCTTCTTCGCGTGAGACGTGGGACAAGATCGTGAACGACGCCAAGACCGGCACGTCGAACATGAACGTGACCTCGACGCAGGCGTGGAACGACCTGGCGAAGAAGATCGAGACCACGCTCTCGACAGCCAAGTCCCGGATCGACTCGCACAGCAAGGAGGCGACCAGGGCTCTGGGCGCTGTGCCGAAGGACGCAGGCGAGAAATGGCCTCCGTACAAGGACAAGGTCCAAGGCGCCTGCAACGGCGCCGTCACGGCTGTGCGGAACGCGGCTTCGCAGATGAAGGCCGCGCTGAACTCGGTGACCTCGCAGACCTACACGATCAACGTCAAGGTGAACACCACCAAGACCGTGACGGAGATCAAGAAGGCTGCGGCTGACGCCAAGTCTGCTGCTCAGCCCCGGACGGACATCCCGCTCGGGTACGCGGCAGCTCCGTTCGACGCCGGCCAGTTCCGGGACGCGCTTCCGGAGGACGCTCTCTACAGCTCGTACCAGAGCGGTGGGGCACTCTCGGCCGCGATCAACTCCCTGGCCGAGAAGGGCGGACGTTCCTCGGAGCCGATCACGCAGAACACAGTGACGGTCAACGCCAACACCAACGCCGACCCGGTCGCCATCTCCCGCGAGGTGGCGTGGCAGTTGAAGCGGATCACTCGTTGATCGGCGCCGCACAACGGGCGGGCTCAATCGGGGGCCCGCCCAAAGAATCAAACTAACTAAGTAAGGGGTCGCTCCTCGTGGGCGGCCCCTTTCACGTGAGGACCCCACGATGAGAGATTCCGCGCACGTGGACTCGTTCCCCGGGAAGGAGTGGACCCTCTGGTATCGAGGGGTCCTCCTCGGGGGCGACTCCCCACTGATTCCGCTAGAGATCTCGGGCATTGGCGACATGCCGGAGATCAAGGACTACGACATCGAGATGGTCGCCACCCATGGCCGCTGGCCTGGGCGTGACTGGATGCGTGGCCGCACGATCCAGCTGTCCTTCCGGGTCTTCGCGAAGGACGAGCGCAAGCTCGCTGACCTGATGGGTGAGGTCAACGGTGCCTTCACCTACGGGGAACGCGAGGAGGAATTGCACTTCTGCATCCCTGGCGTGGCCCAGGGCGCCGCAGCGAAGGTCCGCGGCCGGGTGCGGAAGCGGTCGGTCACCATCGACTCGAAATACGCCTCCACCCTGTCCCCGATCATCGACGTGCAGTTCGAGTGCACCGACCCCTGGATTCGAGCGACGGGCACCTACCACCGAGACATGGTGGCCGGCACCTGGGACAAGGGCGGCATCGACCTCACCGAGCTCGGTACGCCCATGTTCGACTTCGCCAGCTCCGACCGGATCGAGTTCCCCAATACGGCACACATGCGGGCGCAGGTGCCGGCCGTCGTCGCGAACGGCTCGATGCAGGCCGCGGACCTGGCCGCGAAGGTCTACGGACCGGCGCAGGGCGGTGTGTGGCTGGAGGCCCGTAAGCCTCCCCTCGGCTACGCAGTCGATGACCTGGCGGACAAGGCTCCGACCGGCGACCTGGTCGGCAAGATCGGTATCGCGAAGTACGGACGCATCCCGTTGGAACTAGGCCCCTCGGACATGTTCGAGTTCGACACCAAGAGCCGGAAGGCGTTCGTCACCCAGCAGGGCAGGCGGACCGAGGTGACCTCTCAGCTCACCTTCGCGCAGTGGTTCCGGATCGACCCTGGCAGCACGGTCATGTGCTATCTGATGTCCGGCAATCCGGGCTCCCCCAGCTCCTTCTTCTACGCCGATGTCCCCTACCTGCGAGGTCAAGTCTCCTGGACCCTCGACAAGTTCATTTAAGGAAGCGCCAATGGCAGATGTAACCAACGTCAACTTCACCAACGGAGCCAAGTACGCCGCGAAGGATCTTCGTCGGATGTTCGGCTCCATCATGGACTTCACCAAGGGCATCGAGACCCAGGAGTCCTTCTTCGTCGACCCCAACGTGGACGCGACGAACACCGTCCTGATCTCGCCCGGCCGGGCCTGGGTGAAGGACAACAACAAGGACAACCGCCAGGGCATGATCTGGATCGAGCGTACGGAGCCGAAGCAGTTCACGCTGAACACGTCGGCCAGCTCGGGGTACATCGTGCTCCAGGTGCAGTCCCCCGAGTTCAACGGACTCGGTAAGCCGGTGGACATCATCCCCCAGGTCGTCGCTTCGATCGGTGACGCGAAGGACGGGTCCCTGATCCTGGCCCGCTTCACAAGGCCGACGCCGAGCACCTGGGCGATCGAGGACTACCGGCTCAAGCCGGAGACCGATCAGTACATGGTGACCAAGACGGGGCCGGCACGCGAGGGCCTGCCTCCGATCGCCCCGACGACAGACGCTGCCAAGCGCTCGTTCTTCCGTCCGGGCACTCAGTACATGGACCTGCTGACTGGCTCCCGGTGGATGCTCCAGGGCGACTTCAGGTGGGTGCGCGACGGGTCCTCGATCCATCAGGGCACAGAGACTCCGCCGGTGGACGCCTACGACGGCAACTTCTACATCCAGCGGACCCACACGCCGAACCCGAACACGGACAACGCCTTCAAGTACGAGCTGTTCGAGCGGGTGAACGGCATCTGGAACTCCATGGGTGTGCTGACCGGCGACAAGTGGTACACCAACTCCTCGGACCCATCGGACTCGGAGGGCTCCCCGGGCGACATGTACCTCCACACCGGTACGGGCTCGGTCTGGCAGAAGCAGTTCATCAAGGACGAGTCGCAGCCGGAGGGCTCCGACCCGATCGTGGCCTGGGTGGAGATCACCGGCCTCATGGGTCCGCAGGGCCCCCAGGGCGATGTCGGTCCCATCGGCCCCGTTGGCCCCCAGGGCCTCAAGGGTGACCAGGGCGAGAAGGGTGAGAAGGGTGACCTGACCTCGCTGGAGGGATACACGGGAAACATCCGCGTGCAGGGCGAGGGCCGACTCTTCGTCGGTGAGCGAGACGTGATCAACGAGGTCACGGCTGCGGCTGACCAGGGCAAGCAGGCCATCGACAAGGCCACGGAGGCGGCGACGGCCACGGACACCATCCGGAAGGGCCAGGAGGCCCTTACCGGTGAGGTGAACCGCAGCAAGGGTGAGATCTCGAAGCTCGCTACGAGGGTGAGCAACGTCGAGAAGAAGGCCCCGTTCTTCTCTCGTGGCGTCTTCAAGCGCCTGGCCGTTGGTGCTACCTGGAAGGTCGTACCGATCAAGGAGAAGTGGTACGCCGAGGAATCGGACTTCGACCGCAACGCTGGTGTGGCCAAGGCGCGTGTCAGCGGCACATACCAGGTGATGTGCACGGTCAACGGCCTCACGAAGTATGCACGCTCCGGCACGTTCTTCGTCGAACTGAAGCGCAAGAGCGACAACCACATCATCACCGGCCAGTCATTCTCGACTCACGAGACCAACGTTGAGTGGCGAATCTCCTGTTCAGGGCTGATCTACCTACGGGCCGGAGACGGCGTGTACGCGTACGCCCGCTCGGTGGGTGGCGATGCGACGATCACCGATGGCTACAGCTCCGGCATATCCCTGGTCCAGGTTCTCTGACCCCTGCCCGTGCCCAACTACCAACCTAACTAAGTAAGAGGCCGCCCTGTGAGGCGGCTTTCGTGCGTGTGGGGGCGGCCCCGGCTGCCCCCTTCGCGCTGGAAGGGAGGAGATCTTGCCTCAGAACCCCTACGAGGTGCGGATCTACAAGTGGAAGCCGATGGGCGACTACCGGTACGACGACCCGGCCCACAAGCTCCACACGAGCCACAGCCTGAAGTACAAGGGCTTCCGTCCATACATCGTCGCGAGGGACATCCCGGCCGTGGACATCCAGTACTCGTTCAAGCTCGACGACATCGGCCAGGCCAACGTGACGATCCCGCTGGACGGACCGGACGAGTGGCAGCCAACGCTCAAGAAACTCGCGAACATCGAGCCGTACCGCTACTGCATCGGCATCGTCCGGAAGTCGGAGGACTGGGACGAGCGCCAGGAGGGTTACCTCGTCTGGTCGGGGATCATCTGGAGTATGCGGATGGCCCTGGACACCAGGACCCTTCAGATCAGCGCCAGGGATTTCATGTCCTTCTGGGAGAACCGTCACCATACCGGCCAGACCACGAACATCGAGCAGGCCGAGATCATCAAACGGATCATGGTCGGCGGAAACATCAACTGGGGCATCAACACCGAGTTCGATGTGAAGGCCACCGGCCGCAAGCGCGACTGGCAGGCGGGTCCCGGTGAGTGGCGTGAGGTCGCTCGCGACTTCTACGACATGGCCGACGACCTCGGCGGGTTCTTCATGGCCATGGACTCTGCTCGGGCTAACCGGAACACGTCAGATGAGTACCTGCGCAACGTCCTGCGGACCACCGCGAACCGAACTCCCAAGTGGGCAACTGGGCGCGACGGGAAGAACCTGCCGGCCTTGAAGGACCGAGTGAACTGCGAGATCCCGGAGATCTACTTCGACGGGACGCAGATGACGAACGTCTCGTATGCCATCGGCCGGTCGGGCAACCTCCCGATCCGGCGTCGGAAGGACAACCTCCTGCTGCGCCGCGAGGTACCTGTCCGCGACGTGGTGGGCAGGTACGACAACCTCGGTGACGCCAAGATCCTCGATTCGCGCGCGGAGACCCAACTCGCCTTCGGGAACCGGGGGGTTCGTGTTCCGCGGGTCGTCACCTATCCGCGGGCGTACCCCGATCCGCAGACGTTGAACCCGAACCTCGGCATCAAGATCAACGTCGAGGCGGACACCGGCTTCATCAACATCAAGGAGCCCTTCGTCGTCACCGAGAACCGGGTGCACGTCGAGGGCGATGGTTCGGACCGCTGCGAGCTGACCCTCGTCCAGGAGTCCCTTTTCCAGAGAGGTAAGTGGGAGTAATGGCCAATCAGCGTGCCTATGCCGGCGGGCTCGACAACTCGCTGGCCAGGATCGACCAGCGACTCCGTAGCCTGGAGTTCCCACCCCCGGACGCAGTGATCGACAGGTACCCGGTCACCCCGGTTGCTTCGTCGCCGTACCTGAATGCCTGGCAGCCGCTCAGGCACCAGCAGTTCAGCGGAAGCCTGTCGGTGAACTACCCGACCTCGGTCAACGCCTGGGGCTCGGTGGGGACACCTGGTGTGTCTCGGGCTGACGCCATCAATGGCGGCTCGGTGGGCTCTGCCGCTGGTCCTGGATCGCACACGCACGGCTTCTCCGGCAGCGGCCGGCGCTCGTTCGTCACGGGCGTCTCACGGCCAAGCCTCAGTGTGGGTGCCGGCCTCGGTGGCTGGACCTCTCGCGGTATCTCGTACAACATCACCGCCCACCAGTGGCGGGCCCTGGTGAACTCCGATGGCTGGAGGCCCTGGTACATCATCCAGGCCCACGGATCTCGTACTGACCTGCTTCGGCTGGAGTTCGAGTTCGCTGGATCACCTCACTTCCAGATGGGCATCGGCGTCACCCGTGAGCACGGCGCTTCTCCCCCGGAGTGGCGCTCCGACGTGGCGGGCTGGGGCCCGAACTTCTACTTCAAGGCCGGGGCCGCGAACAAGCTGCACCGCTTCGAGATGGAGTGGCGGCATATGGACCTCAACGACGGGCTTCACGCCTCCCAGCAGATCGACTCTCGGCGCTGGTTCGTGGTGTGGGCCCGCTCGATGAACAACGAGGTGCTTGGCGAGAACGGCCGCGGCAGCGGTTCGAGAACTCGGGACAAGGCCCAGATCAGGCCCCCGGACGTTGCGTTCAGCACCTACAAGACGGCCGACAACGGGAAGTTGTTCGACCTCAAGCACAACCCTGCGGCCGGTATTCACCGCCAGGACGACTGGGGTGCTCGCGTGTACAGCCTCAACCGCGAGCCCGGCCCCGGATAAGGAGGATCATGGAGATGGTCAAGGTGACGGGCACCTACCTCAACCCGATGGGCGAGCCTCACAGGGGCCGCATCCGCTTCCTCATACCGGAGAAGCAGTTCTACCGCCTCGATGCGGCTGCGATCGGTGGCTCGTCTCGGGTCACCGATCTCGACGTTACGGGCACCTTCCACACGGAGATCCTGGGCGGCCTGCACTACGAGGTGATCGAGGAGCTGGCGGGTCTGGCCGTCAGGCGGTTCTACATCTTCCTGCCGACCGAGCAGGAGGAGTGGAACATCAAAGATCTCCAGGACTACAACAACATCGACACCCCGACCGTGTTCTACACCGGCCCGGCTGGTCCGGCCGGCGCCCCTGGCCTCGACGGTGAGCCGGGTATCCCTGGTGACCGGGGACCGGTCGGCCCGAAGGGCGATACGGGCGAGACAGGCCCTCCGGGGCCGCAGGGCGAGCAGGGGCCGGAGGGCGCTCCTGGCTCCCTGGAGGCGAACTCCGGGGCAACCGTGGGCGGGGACCTGGTCGTGAACGGCGGAGCCGTCGTACACCAGCCGGACGGCGAGCAAGACATCCTGGCCCTGCACGACAAGGACGGCTACAAGGTCGCGGTCGTGGACCAGGAGGGCAACGTCGAGATCGACTCGGGCGTGGTCACGCTCAACGACTCCGACAAGGTTCCGGACGCTCCGGTGGACGGGGCCGCGGTGATCTACTCGAAGGACGGCGCCTTCCACGTGCTCGACTCGGGTGGCGATAACTCGTTCTCCAGCGTGATCAGCCGCGTCATGCAAGGCGAGCAGGCCGACGCAGACCAGGACCAGCGACTGAAGCGTGTGGAGGGCCGGACGGCCGGGATCACGTCGCGCTCGGGTGACATCCAAGTCATCGAGGCCGGCGACCTTCCCAACGGTTCCGACGCCAAGCGGGCCACGGTGCGAATTCGCCCGTCCGCAGAGTCGGAGGATTCGCTCCAGGTTCTTGGCAAGAACGGCGCCTCAGCGCTCATCGTGAGCACCGCAGGCAACGTGTGGGTCCCGAAGAAGCCGAACTCGTCCCCTGAAACCGCGACGCGGTGGAACGTCGGCGCGCTGGCGTCCAACCACGAGGACCGCATCGCGAAGCTGGAGCAGACCCCGAGCATCCCTGCCGACCTGGAATCGAAGGTTGCGGAGATCAGCCAGACCGGGGGTCGCACGATCATCGACAAGCGCGTCTCCCTCGGCCCCGCATCCAAGACGGCCAGCATCCCTGGTCGCGTGCTGGAGGTCGGCGGCACCGGCAAGTGGGGAGACCGGAGTGGGTCGGGGGTCAACATCTTCGCGTGCCCGGGTGTCTCCGATGTCCTGACCGTCTTCGACGAGAGCGGGAAGGGCACGCTGGTCGTGGACTCGGTGGGCCGCACCTATGTCCGCGCTGGTGACTCCGGCTGGTACAACCTCAACGGCCTCTCAGCCAAGCTCACCGCCCAGGACAAGCAGATCAGCGACCTGAAGACGGAGGTGACGAACCTCCTAAAATGACCGGGGCGAAGGGCGCCGCCAAGAAGGGCGTGCCTTTCGCCAACGCTTATGGGAAGCCGGACAACGCCGGATACGAGTCGGTGCACTGGACCATTGCGCAGAAGGATCGGCCCGGAGTCGGTCAGCCCAAGCTGTGGGACCTCCAGTGTCGCATCCCGGGCTATTACTCCGTCGAAGCGCAGGTGACCGTCACCTCCAACGTTTCCTTCAACTCTCTCGTCCGAAGCAAGATTTGGTCGGGAGGTAAGGACATCTCGCAGATTTACACCAAGTCTGGCTCAGGCACGACACGAACCACGGACGTGATGAAGGTTGCCAAGTTCCGCTGGAACAAGGGCGACGTGCTCGGCGTGCAAACCCGTGTCAGTTGGGGCGGAGCGAATCTCACCTGGACAGGTGGCCACATCACCTTGAAGTACCTCGGTAAGACGTAGGAGGCAGTCGTGAAACCAGATCTGATCAGAGGGTTCACGTACCTGTCCCTCGCTGTTGGAGCCGCCATCACGTGGTGGGTTCCGTCGATGGTGCTCGTGAACGTGGGCGGGCGCGCGACGGACAGCGTCTTCGCGGTCTTCCTGGCCACATCCGCACTGCTCATGTCGTGGGGCGCCTTCCGGGCAAAGCCCCTGCTTGAGTACGCGGCTGCGCCGCTCGGGATCACCGCCTTCGTGGTCTACGTGATCTGTTCATTCATTTACGGCCGGTACGGCATGGGGCTCGTCGTGGGCGCCCATGCCGGCTGGCTTCTCGCCCGCTACTGGACGTTGCGGTGCGAGCTACGCGACTTCAGGAAGGAGGGCACGCGTTGCAGGCAGCAGAGATAGTCACGGCCGTCTTCGGCGCTGGTGGCCTCGCCTCCCTGGGCCTCGTATTCAAGGCATGGCAGGCGAAGCGCGACGGCTTCAACAAGGCCCGTGCTCAGCACATCGAAGATCTTGAGAAGTGGCGCACGGAAGCGAACAAGGCACTCCGCGAGATGCAGGAGGTTGCCGACTATTGGCGCCGTGTCGCCGCGGACTTTGAGCATCAGCTCCGGTCGAACGGGCTGACGCCCAACACGACTGCCACGAAGCCGGATTCGGCGGTGGGCTGAGCAGCACCGCACAACCCCGAGCCCGAGAGGGCCGGACCAAATTACCAACCTAACTAACGAAGGGGTCGCCCAGGCGGGCGGCCCCTTTGGCGTGCCCAGGGGGGCTACGAAAGGAGGCGACATGGCCAACACCGCCAAGTCGATGATTGACAAGGGCCGGTCCCAGCTCGGGTACCGCGAGGGGAACAACAACTACACCAAGTACCCGCCCGAGGTCCCGGGCCTGGCCTGGGCCCAGAACGAGCCGTGGTGTCAGACCTGGATCAGTTGGTTGGCCGTGAAGACGGGCAACACCGACGTGATCCCGCTGACCGCGTCGTGCCTCACCTGCACCAACTACTACAAGCAGCGGAACCGCTTCCACCGGAGCGGCCCGAAGCCGGGTGACCTGGTCATGTACGGCGCTTCGGGCGGCACGCACGTGGACATGGTCACCGAGGTCTCCGGCAGTCGAATACGCGTCATCGGCGGCAACACGGGCGGCTCGTACAACGGCCAGTACTTCAACGGTGACGGGGTCTACGAGAAGTGGACCGACATCTCCAACCCCCGCATCCACGGCTTCGCGCGTCCCGCGTACAAGGCCGGCGGGGGCGGTGGTGGTGGCGAGACGAGCGTCCTGCCGGAGACCGGCGGCCAGAAGCCCCCGGCCAAGGGCAAGTTCACGGTCAAGAAGGGGATGACGCTCCTCGGCATCTGCGCCCTGCTCGGCGTCACCCTCGGGGAGCTGCTGACGGCCAACCCCGAGATCAAGGACCCGAACAAGATCCGCGAGGGCCAGGAGATCAACATCCCGGCGAAGAAGGAGACGGCGAAGCCGGACCCGGTCAAGCCCGACCCCACGAAGAAGCCCGACAAGGAGAAGCCGGTTGTTTCGAAGCCTGAGCCCAGCGGCAAGCCTGATCCGTCTACTGACGGTTCGGGCAAGCCTGTGGTTCCTACGAAGCCGGGTACGGAGAAGCCGAACCCGTCCGTGAAGCCGGACAAGGACAAGCCCGTCACCTCCGGGACGACCACGTACACCGTGCAGAAGGGCGACACCCTCTGGGACATCGCGCGCAAGCACAAGGTGTCGCTGTCGGCGCTCCTGGCGGCGAACGCCGGGCGCTTCGGCAACCCGGACCTGATCTTCCCCGGTCAGACCGTTCTCCTGCCTGGGCACGGGTCGACCAACGACAAGACCTCGGTCCACAAGCCGGGGTGCAACTGCACTTGCGACCACACGGTGCAGACGAAGCCCTCGAAGCCGGTGTCTCCCAACCAGAAGCCGGATACGGGCAAGGAGACCTCGAAGCCTCCGGTCACTCCCCCGACCACGGGTGCCGGCGTCTCGGTCGAGAGCCTGCTTCCGCAGCGCACTCAGGGTGTCCAGAAGAACTGGGACCGCCCTCTGAACGCGGCCGAGCTGGAGAACGCGCGGATCATCCGCGAGGAGGCCATCAAGGCGTTCGGGCCTGGTGCCCAGCGCGGTGAGCGCGCGGCCGTCGTCGGTATCGCCACGGCGTACCAGGAGAGCCGTCTCCAGAACCTGAAGGGCGGGGACCGCGACAGTGCGGGCCTCTTCCAGCAGCGGCCTTCGATGGGGTGGGGTTCCTTCGCGCAGGTGACGGACCCGCACTACGCGGCGGCGAAGTTCTTCTCGACCATGAAGGAGAAGTTCGGTAGCTCGAACTTCTCGTACCTGACCACGGTGTCCCTGGTGGAGCTGTCGCACCGCGTGCAGCTCTCCGGTAGCCCTTCCCTTCCGGGGCACTTCGAGCTGTCCGCGGCCCGCCTGGTGGCGCAGCTTGCTGGCGGCCAGGGCAAGCACGCCTCGGAGTACGACCCCGCGAAGGACACCCCGAAGCAGGCCGAGAAGGGGACCTCCAACCAGGAGGAGCCGAAGAAGGACGAGGCGGTGACCACGCCTCCGCAGCAGCCCTCGTCCTGGGTGAAGCCGGTGCAGGCGGCCAAGGGCACGCCGTTCGGACAGAAGGGCAGTATGTGGTCCTCGGGCGCCCACACGGGCCTCGACTTCCCCGCTCCCCAGGGCACGCCCGTCACGGCTGCGCGGGCTGGCAAGGTCGAGTCTGCGGGCTGGAACGGCGCCTACGGCATGTCGGTCGTCATCGACCACGGCGAGGGCATCAAGACCCGGTACGCGCACCTGTCCGCGACCAACGTCGGCGTCGGCCAGGCCGTGAGCGGCGGCGCCAACATCGGCAATGTCGGCAGCACCGGTAACACGACGGGCCCGCACCTCCACTTCGAGGTTCTGGCCAACGGCGCGCAGGTCGACCCGGCTCGTTTCATCGGCTGATCAACATGTTCGTGAGGGGCCCTACTTCGGTGGGCCCCTCCTCTCACGAAGGGAGGGCACCTTGGCAGATCTTCCGAAGGTGACCGTTACCGGAACGATCCTCGATCCGACTGGCCGTCCAGTCCCCGGAGAGGTCACGTTCTACATCCCGAGCGGCGCCTATCTGCCCCAGGGGTACATCGCGCCTCGCCACGTGACGGCGAAGCTCGACGACGAGGGCAAGTTCACCATCGACCTGATTCCGGGCGACCTCGAAGGGTCCAACCCTGCCCAGTGGCCGTACCGCGTGACCGTGGACCTCGAAGGTCACGACACCGAGGTGTACCGCTCCTTCATCAGCAGCTCGTACACCGAAGGCATCGACTTCTTCCAGACGATCAACGTGGGACACCTGGACAGCAAGGTCTTCCCGGTTCAGGGCAAGGACGGACAGCGGGGACCCCAGGGCCCGAAGGGCGACAAGGGGGACCCTGGTGGTCCCGTTGGTCCGCAGGGTAAGCAGGGCCCGCCTGGGCCCCGTGGAGAGCGCGGAGAGACCGGCGCCAAGGGCGACACAGGCCCGCGCGGCGAGACCGGTCCGCGGGGGCCTGCAGGGCCCACCGGAGCGGCTGGAAAGGACGGAGGGAAGGGCGAGACCGGCCCCACCGGTCCGAGGGGTCCGGAGGGTCCCCGCGGCCTCCCTGGTGTCGACTCCACCGTGCCCGGCCCGGCAGGCAAGCAGGGGGAGCAAGGGCTCCAAGGCCCGGCTGGTCCCGCTGGTGCGCGGGGCCCACAAGGTGACCCCGGCCCGGAGGGGAAACCCGGTGAGCGAGGGCCGAAGGGTGAGCCCGGCCCGCAGGGGCCACAGGGCGCCCAGGGGCCTCGCGGTGAGAAGGGCCTCGATGGCGAAGGCTTCAACGAGGGCAAGGACCACCGCTTCACCGGCTCCAACACATTCGCCCAGGATCTGACCTTGGAGAAGGGTCTCAGTCTGCGTGGCGGGAAGGTCAAGTTCGAGGACGAGGGAACGATCAAGATCGTGACCGGCGAACGAGCCGACCGGGCCCTGTACTTCAACACGACCGTAGGTACCGAAGCCATGGGCCTGTACAACGGCGACGATCAGCTCTTCTTCATGAGCGCCGAGGACGGCCGGACTGAGTTTGCTGGCGAGATCAAGTCTCCGACCATCGACAAGCTGGCGGAGAAGGAATGGGTTGAAACTCAACTCACGGACCTGAATGGCCAGGTCAACAGGATGGAGGTCAACAAGCCCAACCTCTACATCGTCGGCATTGACGACGTTCCCGACGCCCCGTCCAAGGGAGACATCCGGGTGACGCTGCCATGACCAACACCGCCCAGGTCCACGATGGCACCGAGTGGCGCACCCCCAGCTCCTACGAGGTCTTTGACGGAACTGGCTGGAAGGGCGTCTCGAAGCAGGAGGTCTACGACGGCGCGAAGTGGGTCGAGGTCTTCACGGACAAGCCGGTGCAACCGCTCAAGAAGCCCGGAGCACCGGCCAACCTCCAGCTCCGACAGCTCAACCGCGCGGACGGCACGTTCGCGATCCGAGCCTCCTGGGAGAAGCCCGCCTCGGGCGACACTGAGTGGTACGAGTACCAGTGGGTCACTCCGGCCTCCGGAAGCTGGACGGCCAATGGGAACACGAAGACCGATGCCACCAACGTCGAGATCACGCTGAAGCAGCCGATCAACTGGGACGGCGCCTTCGCCTTCCGGGTGGCCGCGTACAACAGGGACTTCCCTGGTGGCGGAGCGTGGGCCAGCACGAGCGGCGCACACTTCCCGCTGACGAAGCCCGCGGACAAGATCCCAGCGCCGGCCGAAGTGCAGGTCTGGCGCGAAGGCGGAGCTTGGAACGAGGTCCACGTCTTCTGGACTCCGGTGCCTGGTCACAACGACTACACGATCCGCGTGTGGCACGAGGGCAAGGTCGTCAACACCGTTGACACCAACGGCCTTCCAGGGAACGACGCCGGGTACCGACAGAAGCACGTGGCGCCCGTCCCGACCCCACAGTGGGGCCAGGTCTTCGAGTACGAGGTGTCCGTGAAGGGTGCCGACTCCTGGTCGGGCCGCGTCGAACACAAGTGGGCTGGCTACTCAGTCGGGGCTCCAGGGAAACCGAAGGTCGCTATACGGCAGGTCTGGTGGCCGGAGGACCAGAAGGGCAACCACCTCGACATCGAGTGGGTAGCACCGAGCGCCGACCCTGACCACGCCTTCTACCGGGTCGAGTGGTTCGCCACGGGCAGCAACGGAACGCAGACCAGCGGCTCCATCAACACCACCTCGGCCAAGACGAGCCTCCATCTGACGGACGCCGTCGTCGGCCCCGTGAAGGGCTCGAACGTGAGCTTCAAGGCCCTGGCTCACTCCACCAACGAGGACCACTCGGAGGACTTCGCGACCTCCGTTGAGTCCGACATGACTACGCCAACTTGGCTTGCATAGCAAAGGAGTTCACATGGAGGAACTGAAGAAGAACCCCGCCAAGGTGATGGGTGTCGCCACGGCGCTGCTCGCCCTCGCCGCGGTGTACATACCGGGCCTGCCCCAGGAGGCGATCCTCGCGGTCGTGGCGGCCGTCGTACTCGGCGGCCACAAGGTCCAGCAGATCGAGGACCAGAAGACCGAGGAGGCCCTTGCGGAGACTCCCGAGCTTGAGGGCCACGAGCGACAGCTCGCGCTGCTCCTGGCGGAGAACGATGCACTGCGACAGGCCAGCGCCCCGGCGAAGCCGAGCGACACAGCTCCGATACGGAAGGTCTCCGAGGTAGACCTCGACCAGGGCACGTACACCCTGACCAAGTAGGTGTAGGTTCCGCGCATGGCGACTTACGTGATCATCGGACTACCGCTCGCAATACATCAGAGGTCGCTTGCCCCCGTCTCGGGTCGGTGTGCAGCCAGGATGCACGAGGCTCCTCCCGGTCTTCACCGGGAGGAGCTGCCCTGGGATAGTTAGGATTCTCAAGAATCCCTATCGGCCCGAGGGGACTCGGCGCGAACCTTTCGGAAGGCGTAGAAATCGCCGCTCGGGTCATAGCTGTCCGCTGACCAAAATCCCCAGGGCAGCCCAAGAGTGGGGAACTCGCTTTGCCTCGCCGTCAGGGCAAAAGCGCGGGCGAGTTCCACCAGTTCCGCAGATGCTTGGCCCGCTGATTTGCCCGCAACGAGCTGTGCTTCCCTGCCGATGGCGTCCAGTAGCTTGTCGCGGGCCTCCACGGCGGTTGCGGGCAACTCCGGCTCCCTGGTCGGCGCCGGGACGCGCGGCATCTCGTCGGCGGCGGTAGCCTCTGTGGACCCTGTTTCATTGCTGGTCACAAGCACACCTCATGAACTCGGCGGTATGCGTTCCGGCCATGTGGCCGGACGTCGCAGGTAAAGCGAAGCACAACAACGCGGAGCGCGATAGAACGCAATCCGGCCGTTGGCCGAAATGATTACGACGCGACGGCACGCTAGCCCCACACACAAAAGCCCCCGGCTGACGAGATGACTGAATCATCCTGTCAGGCCGGGGGCCTTTTCTGCGTTAGGTCAGAAATTTCCGGTGCAGATCAGCTTGCCGTCTTCACCGTTGACGCTCACGAGACCGTTCTCGGAGGTGTACGCGTCGGCGAACGCCGAGGCGATGAGGTTGCACTGCCCGCTGTCCGAACCCATCATCCCGCCCGAGAAGTCGGTGAAGACCTCTGCGGTGTCGAGGATGTTGTTCATCTTGCTCTTCACCTGGACCTTGGTGACGTGCTCCACCGCGGCCTTCTCGCCTGTGGTGCCGTGGTCACGAACGAGAGCCTTGAAGCGCTCCGTCTCGGTCATGCCCTGCTGCGCCGGAGTGGAGTTCCCCTTCACCGACTCGGACGACTTCTTCTCGGCTATCTCGCGCTGGGCCTTCTGTACCGGGGTCTCCTCCTGCTGCGTGGAGGACGAGGTGGCCGTCGCCGTGCTCTTGGTCTTGTCCTTGCCGCCGGCCAGGTTGCCGAGCAGCACGATGACGAAGAGTCCACCGAACACGCCGAGTGCGATCTTCCAGCCCTTGCTGAGGCCCTGCTTCTTGGGCTCCTCTGTGGGGCGAGGGGTCCAGTTTGTCACCTCTAGTCCTTTAGTCCGGGTTCTGTATCGACTTTATGTCCCCCTTATCCCTGTGCTGAATCGTCCAAGGTCCCTGGCAGGCGGGACCAAAGACCTCGATGTCAGACCACCATCTCGAACTCCTCCTCGCAGCCTCCGCAGATCACAGGGTTCTCTTCCAACGTCTTAGCAGCGGTCCAGATGAACCGGTCAGGGCAAGCACACATGGCCTTCGGCTTCGTGTTCTTGGACTTCGGCTTGGCCTCATCGGCTGGCGCGAGTCCCAGCTCCTTCCATGCCGCCCGGCCCTCTCCCAGGGCCTCGATGGTGGCGGCGTACTCCTCGACGGTTTCGGGACGCATCTCGACGGAGGAGAAGCCTCTCGTCGGGTCCGGGGCCTGCCCCTCGGGCCAGGTGAGGCCCAGGGCCTCGCACTCCTTCACGAACTTCTTGTTGTGGTACTTCCCTCGGCGGGAGGTGTCCTTGATGCCCTTCTCGAAGCAGACGCCGTGTCCGGCCTCGTGGAGCAGCGTGGTCATGGTCTCGACGGGCTCACGGTTCAGGGCCTCGCCCGAGACGAACAGCTCGTGTATTCGGCCGCTCTCGGTGATCCACTGCTCGGCGTGGAAGTGGCCCCACTTCACTCCGTCCTTCACCACGCCAGTCCCGGTGATGAAGATGACGTTCGGCACCTCGGGGTGCCTGGCTTGGATGTCTCGCCACGCCTTCTCCAGCGTGGAAACGATCAGACTTCCGGGGTCGCGCTCATTGCTCAAAAGTGTGTCCTTACATGCCGCGACGGGATCGCGGCTTCCCTTGGGGCTTGTCGTTCCGGAGGCGCAGCTCGTACGGGCCTGCCGGGTGTGAGTTGATGAACGCCTTGTATAGCTCCTTGACAACCATGCTGCGGTGCGCCTTCTTCTCCTCGACGGTCATCTCGGCGTTGATGACGGGGCTGTCCCACCAGCACTGGAGCATCCGACTGAGCGAACGTCTGGTCGCTGCCTGCTTGCACACGTCGCACACGTACCAGATACCGCCGTGGTCCAGGACCATGCCGCCAGGCATCACAGCGAGGATGTCCTTGCGGGGCAGGAAGCCCCAGCGCGACTCGTCTCGGTGGCAGATGTCGCACGGCGTGTACGCCACCAGGGGCGTGCCCTGCACTGGTACGGGCTCGTGCTCCTCGGGCCAGTGCAGCTCGTACCAGTCGGGGTGCTCGTACCAGGGCTCCCCGATCCTCTCGTAGGTGTCCGGGGCGCGGAGGGTGGCGGGGTTGAGGACAACCCCGCACACCTCGCACATCCGGAAGTCGAACTGTCCTCCCGGAACTTCAGGCACTGGCGCCTCCACCGAGGCCGGCCACGTTCTCGTAGACCGCTACGAAGATCCCGATCTGGGAGTCATCCCGGGTGTCCTTCAGCTCCTCGTAGTGGGCCGTGAGCCAGCCGACTCCGCCCGGGGCCTTCTTCCCCTCCAGGTGGTTCCAGAGGAGTTCCATGGTCCGCTGGTGGTCTTCCTTGGTGGTGCGGTAGTCCTTCCGGGCCACACACTCGATCTGGTCCAGAAGTTCGTGCCAGTTGACCTCGTCGCTCTGGGTCGCGTAGGTGCTGCTGACCCGGTCGAACTCGGTCGGGTTGTGCTGTGTCAC